AGCGCATGTTGTCCGATGGCATGTATCAAGTCGATAAAGCCGGACAGGTTCTCCGCGACAGTGCCGGGTACGCGCACTTGAGTGATAAGGGTGCAGCACACAGCGCGGCGATGTCTCAGGCTGAAAATCTACTTGGAGTTGAGTACAGCAAGGCAACCGACAAGCAGAGAATCCAAATTCTGGAATTCGCTGGCGAGTCCGCTGCCAATGTTACGGCAACTCCTCCCGTCGAGGAACCACCGGAAGACCCGTCTCCGACAAAGCAAGAGAAGAGAGAGAAGTTCGTTGAGTCAGCGAAGAGTAACGGTCACAAGAACCGGCTGACAAACAGCGATGTTTCAATTGCTGAGGCTGCGGCATTGGCTGAGGTCCAGCCTTCCGTTCATTACGAAGACTTGTACGACTCAATCTCTCAGCAGGGATAAAGGACTAAGCTATGGCAGTCAATCTCGTTCCGGCGACAACCGAAGAATCACTCATTGCTGCCAAAGGCAATGCGCCAAAGTTCTTCAAAGAGGTCTCAGACCTGACGTTTCGCAAGCGTCTGTGGCTTGGGATGATTCAGAAATACGGTCGAGTTGAGTACAACGCAAGCTCATTCGCTTGTGTTTGGAACGTGGAAAAGAGCCAGCCGGATGTGCAACAGGCACCTGATGGCGGCGACTTGGATTTCCAAGAACACGATGCGGAAGAGCAGTTGACTCTCGATGTGCGTGGTTATCGCGCCACCGACATGCTCACCGAAAAGAAAATGGAGATGAACAAGGGCGCGACTCAGATCACGAATTACTATCGTGCGAAGTCGGCTCGTCTCGCCAAGAGTGTTCAACAGAAGCTGTACGGCGAACTGTACGTCGATGGCTACACTGCCGCGAACGCTGACAGGTTCCACGGAATCGAGTCGTTCACGGGTGATGATGCCGCAACGGTTGCTGCCGACAAAATTGCACGTCCGGCCGACACCTACGGCGGAAAAAGCACAGCGCCCGGCGCTGAGGGGACGTGGTCTTCCGACCTATCGACTTCCCCGAACGCTGTTGTGGCAACGGACTGGCCCTACGGAACCGGCAGTGCCGAATACGACTACCTCTCGCCGCTGCTCGTCAACACCAGTTCGACGGCATGGCCGAGTGCGTCTGCGGCATGGGTGGACAACGCGGAAGACGTCTTGCGTTTTGCCCGTATCACTCAGTCGTCCCGTGGTGCGATGGACGCCAACGAAGGCATCCCGTTCATGCACATGCTGGCGACAGACCTCTACGAACAGTTCCTGTCCTACTACAGTGCCAAGTTGCGGATGTACGTTCCGCACGCCGAAGCCACGAATCTTGGCTTTGGCAACACGATGAACTTTGAAGGTGACATGGTTCATTACGAATCCGACACGCCCGTTGGTACGGGCTACGGAATCGCACCGAGCCAGATGGACATGTTCTGCCTGTTCAGCCAGTTGATTAAGGCGAACGGTCCCGACTGGAGCAAGAGCAAGGCGTCGTACCTGTACTACGCCCGAACCTACGGCAACTTGCGATTCCAGCCCAAGTTCTTCACGAAGTACAAAGCCTACGCTTGATGCTCGTCTCTTAAATATCGTCCCATTAACATTCAAGGGTACATCTGATGGAATACATTACAGACTTTCCGATTGGAACAACGAATCGGGTTACCAAGACGACTCGGCTTGGTTCGGTTGCTCGTTTCACCGATCAGACTCGCAACTCTGTCGGTATCAATCCGATTCTTTCGGGAATGCCGACCTACGCGCGTATTGTCCTGAATGGCAGTGGCGGTACATTGGCACCCGGTGCGCTTTGTCGATGGGACACTGCCACCAACGGTCCTGGCATGGAAGTTGACGGTCTGGCTGCTATTGGTTCGACGCAGTTGCCAGCCGGTGTCGTTGATCCGTGGATCACTGGAACCGTCGCTGCTGCTGAGACGTTCCTTCTGTTCTATTACGGTCCAGCCAAGTTCCTTTCGACTACCGGAACTGCCGTTGCCGTTGACGAACTGTTGACTCTGGGTGCATCCGGTCGCGCGGTGGTTTACGCCGAAGCGTCTGCAGATGCAGAGGACACGTTGTTCCGCTGCGGGAAATCGCTGGCAGTCGTTGCTTCAGGCACGGCAGCCGGTACTCTGTTCCGTGGATTCGTTGACTGCCGGTTCTAAGGAGTTCCCATATGCACAAGAAACAGAAAGTCAGCAAGAACTCTGGTGAGGGTTCTCCACGATTGCCCAAGACGCCGATCAGCAACGTATCCAGCGGCGACAAGATTGCCAAGGCTACGAATCGCACGACGAAGCAGAAGGGCAACAAGTAACACATTGGACTCTCTTCTCTGGAATGCGGACGTGCGCCTCTGTGCGTCGTCCGCATTTTTAATATGGCAAATCAAACAACCATCTTAAAAGCATTTGAGCGAGCTGCGGATCGGTCTAAAAACCGGGCGCGCGAGGAGTCGGTCGTAATGTCCGGCCTGAATGCGCTGTTCGAGGAATTGGGAGGTCCAGAGCAAGCCATCGGACAGGTTCTGATTAAGGGCCACGAAGATGCGATGGGTGAGAACCCAAGGGTCCGGATCGATTGGGCCAAGATATTGCTTCAGGCTGGAGAGATGTACGACACGCGAAATGCGTCGGCAATGGACCTGAGTGAAGTGGATGAGGAAGACCTCAAGGCGTGCGTCACGGAACTTGCGGTGAAACTGTTGTCAACGGATGGCGATTTCCGGCAGGCGTGTTTGATGGAAGCTGTCAAGCACAACCCCGATCTGCTGGATGACATCGCAGCGATAGAAAGCGAACAGGTGCTCTTGCCATGAGTGATCGTCAGATTCGCAATGCGGTAGAACTGGCTCGTCGTCGTAACGACGGACTGGGGATGTTCCGCGCGTTTCCGACGCAGCTTCCGTTCTTTCAGTCTCAGTGCAGTGAGTTTTTGCTTCGCGGCGGAAACCGTGCCGGCAAGACAATCAGTGCAGCAGCGAAGTTTGCCGCTGTGGTTCGCGGGAAGCCGATTCACGACAAGGACGGCAACCCAATTGAGCAGCGACTCCCGTGGCAGTTGAAGCGTCCCTTGCTTGCTTGGGTTGTGGGATTACAGTGGGACCACATCGGCGACACAATATGGCGAGTTCTGTTCAAGCGGGGTCTCTACAGGATTCTCCGAGACCAGCCGGACGGTTCGGGTCCGTGGCGAGCGTTCGACCCGGCGATAGATGCCGGCAGAGAGCTGGACTGCAGGCCATCGTTTCCCCTCATTCCACTGAGTGAAGTTGAAGGCGGAATGGACGGCATTGGTTGGGAGAACAAGAAAGAGCGACAGTTCAGCCACATCCCGATGAAGAACGGAACGGTCATCAAGGCATGGGCTTCGACGGGCGAAGTGAAGCAGGGCGACCCTGTTGACTATATCTGGGTTGACGAACGCATTTCGATTCCCGGTCACTACGCGGAATGGCAAGCTCGGCTGTCTGACACGAAGGGCAGGATTGTCTGGTCAACGATGCCTCGTGCCGACAATGGTGCGATGATTCGATTGAGTCACCGTGCGCAGGAACAGGCTGAGGAAGTTCAACGTGGCGAGCGTGAGTCGGCTGATTGCGATGAGTTGACGTTGCGATTCAGTGCCAACCCACACATCGACGACGACGAAAAGCGTAAGCGTCTTGACGGCTGGAGCGACGATGACCGTCGCATGCGTGACGAAGGCGAGTTCCTGACAGACACGATTAAGATTTACCCGACGTTTGACCGTGCGATTCACAGAGCGATTTACGAGAACCCCGACCAAGACGACGCAATCAGCAAGGTTCTACGAGAACGAAACGGTGAGCCGCCGGCAGACTGGACTCGTGAACTGATTCTCGATCCAGGTACAGCCAAGCCGGCAGTTCTGTTTTGTGCTGTGCCTCCCCCGGAATTCTGGGAAGGACACGAGCCAAGCTATGTGCCGTATGCAGAAATCTACATTCCCCGACTCGATGCTCGTGGAATCGCTAAAGCCGTGAAAGCCAAGGCGGGTGGGTATCAGTTCCAGCGGTTCATCATCGACGGACAGGCGTCACGTCAGACACCGATGGGCTTCAGTGGAACGGTTGGCGCGAACTACTCGAAAGAGTTTCAGAGGTTGGGAATTCTGTGCCAAGAAACGCAGTCGAACTTCATTCCCGGTGATCCAGACTTCGCGGCCCGCAAGGGATTGGTTGAAACGATGATGTCCTACCGCCCGAGCGGATGCCCCCAGTTGCGGATTGTCACGAAGCGTTGTCCGAATCTTGTGTGGCAGATTGAGAACAACCTGAAGAAGACAGTTACGGGTCCAGAGGGCATCACGATTGTCGAAGAGAAGGCGGCAACCGGTCAGCGCGATGACGTGAGAGTTTGTTTTGATGAGAAAACAGAAGCACTGACCGACAGTGGGTGGAAGCCGTTTAGGGATGTGGTGATGTCCGATAAGCTGGCGACATCGAACCTGAAGTCAAATCGGATGGAGTACCAAAGCCCAACTGGTTTGATTGCGAAGCGATTCAGCGGTGAGATGATTGAATTTGGCGGCCACAAGCTGAATGCAATGGTAACCCCAGATCACCGAATGGTAGTTTACCCAAGATTTGAAGACGAATCGCCCGTGATGTTGCGAGCTACGGACATGCGGCGACATGACAGACTGAAAATGCACGCAGGTATATACGGGGACGGGAAGGACTACGATGTTCATTTAGTCCCCAAGCCACCCCGCTCCAGGGGCGGAGAATTTGATATGGACGCAGGTGATTTTGCTGAATTCATTGGGTGGTATGTTGCTGAAGGGTGCTCAGACTCCAATCCACGGTGCCCTGGGAATGGGTATCGAGTTCAGATTTCTCAGACAAAGACAAAATTCAAGCCAGTGCTGGAGCCTTTGCTCGATTCGATGCCGTGGAAGTGGACAAGATACCCACAAGGCTACTCATGCTCCAGTAAGCAGTTGTGGCATCACGTCAATCCAATTGGAAACGTCTACACTAAGCGTGTCCCCGACTGGGTTAAATGGGCTTCGCCAAGGATAATCCGGCGATTCATTGCTGGTTACTTAATGGGTGACGGGTGGATTGAAAACGGAACACGACGTAGAAGCAGCACGGCGTGCTTGGGGCTGGCTGACGATATTCAGGAGTTGTATTTGAAACTCGGAATATCAGCTAGCATCAAAGAGAAAGAACCAGAGCCGTGGAACATCAAGGGCAGAAGCGGAATGTCGAGGCGACAATACATTGTGTCAGAACTGGAACACCCCCGCGCTGGCCTGCACAGGCACAGCGGAGAGCCAAACCACCACGAAAAACAATATGATGGAATGGTGTATTGTGCTACCGTACCGAACGGTACGTTGGTTGTCAGGAGAAACGGCAGTCCGCTGGTTGCAGGGAACTGTCTCGAATATTGGGCTTCACGCCACCCAACGTACAAGATGCCGGACTTGACGAATGTCTTGGGTGGGAAGGGTTTAGCGGCTTCCCAGCGGTTCGATAAGTGGTACGATGATGAAGTCAACGAGAAAGAAGAGCAGGATGAGTTCACGGTCTATTGTGGTCCGGGAACAGCAGCGTAACTCAGAGAGGAAAGAGAACATGGTTAGCCCCCCGATTGGTTGGAGAGTTCAGTATTTGAATCAAGGCGACGAGGGCAGCATATTCGTAGCTGACGTGACGTTTCGCGGTGCGCATGGGGCGGTGAAGTTGAACACCCAACCTGCCAACGGAGGAACGCTCAAGCAGCTACGGAACTACGTTCGTCACGTCGATGACCCGCATTTCAAAGAACATCCGCAGTCCCTCCAGGGTATCGGATGTGGTGCGTGGCGATACTTGCCCGGCATGGAATACAAGCCGAACGCCGAAGAGAAGGCTGCTGAGTCCGTGTGGGATAAGTCGCAGAAGGAAGCTCGTGACAGAGTCGCAAAAGCCAAACTGGAAACGGTAACAGCATAATATGCCTGAATACACCCATCAAGACGGCTCACTGGTCCCGAGGGCATCAGCCCGACCTGGGACCGGTGCGTCCGATGGTCCGGTGGAGTTCTTGCGTCCGCTGGTCAATCAGTGGCTGATAAAGATTCAGCAGGCTGAATCGGCGAAGGCACCGTTTCAGGAGATTGCCGATCAGTGTTCTCAGTTCTACTCGAAGTCTTCTGGATTTATGTGGGAATCCGAATACCTCAAGAAGCACATGGGATCAGGGATTCAGACGCCGAAGTTTCAGGTGACGTTGCAGAAGGCGTTTGAGTTGGTCGCCATCTTTGGACCGTACCTGTTCTGGAAGAATCCGAATGTGTGGATTCAGACTGAAGAGCCGATTGAGTTGAGTCCTGAACTGTTCGGAGATCCGAACGACCCGAATGTCATGCAGATGTTCGAGCAGGCCCAGATGGAGTCTGCTGCTGACCTGAAGCGTCAGGACTTACGCAATGACCTGATGGAGAAGTACCTGAACTACAGCCAGCGAGAACAGCCGGGTGGTGGACTTGCCGTTCATGCAGAGTTGGCAATCACCGAAGCGTTGGTGAAAGGTCGCGGCTGTACGTGGGTTGAGGATTACACGTTCCCCGGTTCCGATCGCCGACTGACTGGTCGGTTCTTCGATAGCGTTGATAACCTGCTGATTGACCCCGACAGTATCTCCCCCACATTGGACGATGCAAACTACATCATCCGCAAGCATTGGAATCACTCGTGGGAACTGGAAGAACTGTTTGAACTCCCAAAGGATGCACTGAAGCATCTGGGGAAAGCGGAGAGTGCCGCCAGTCAAGCCGCGAACAACGGTGGGACTGCCGGCCAGTACCGACGCAATGGGATGACAAACGACCTGATTCCGTGGTTTGAAATCTGGTCTAAGTCTGGTGTTGCAACTCGGTCTGACTTCACTGGGGATGGGAATTCCGATTTCAACTCCGATGTCCACAATGAGTTCGACAAGAATGTCGGTGACTTTGCTTACTTGTGCGTGTCGCCGTCTATTCCGTGGCCGCTGAATTGTCCTCGCAGTTCACTGTCGAAGATGAACAACGAGCAGGTTAAGGAACGATTCCAGTGGCGAACTGGGAACTATGGTTCGCCATTCCCGTCGTACTTGGATAAGCGTTGGCCGGTGGCTCTGCTTGACTTCAACAGAAACCCCGACAGTGCGTGGCCGATTGCACCGCTGGCACCGGCTCTTGGTGAATTGATTTGCATGAACGTCCTGATCTCGGCGTTTGTCGATCAGGCGTATGAGAACCGCAAGCAGCTTATCGCTTACATGGGTAGTGCTGGAAAGAAGATTAGGGAAGCACTGAAGTCGAGAGAGAATCCTGCGTTATTGGAAATCAACGACGCGGCACAGCAGTCGATTGACAAGATGATTGGGTTCCTCAATCGACCGGGAATGAACAACGACTTGCTGGATGCGATTGGCGTCTTGTCTGGGATGTTCGACAAGCGAACCGGACTGACGGAAATCATGTACTCGATGAACGTCGGTGGTTCGGCGTCTCGGACAGCGCGTGATGTTGAATCGAAGGAAGAGAAGGCGAGTATCCGACCGGACAAGATGGCACAGGACGTTGCCCGGTTTATGACTGAAGGTGCCGACTTGGAGAAGTTCCTAGCCGGCTGGACCGTGGAGGGGGGTGATCTTCTACCGCTACTCGGGAAATACGGTGCGTACTTCTGGGATCAGTTAATTGCGTCGGAAGACCCGGAAGTCTTCGTTCGCGAGATGCGTGCGACTGTGGAATCATCGGACATTCGCAAGCCGAACAGAGAGCGACTGTCGAGCAACCTGCGGAACATGATGCAAACTCTCTTGCCTGTCTTGGAGAAATACTCAGTCGATACTGGGGACACGTCTCAACTCAACGCATACTTCGATGCGATGGGCGACTCGATGGAGCAGGACTTTGGTAAGTGGGCGCTTGGTCCTTGGCGTCCTGAACCGTCCGAAGAACAGCAGCAGGCTGCACAGCTTGAACAGCAGCAACTGCAAGCCGACTTGCAAAAGACGATGATGGAAGTGCAAAAGTCCCAAGCTGAGATACAGAAGACTCAAGTGGAAACCCAGATACAGGCTGCGACGGGCGGCGTGGATGTCAAGAAACAGCAAATGGAACTACAATTCGACCAAGCCAAAAACGCCCAAGAGTTACAGATTGAACAATTGAAGCTGGGCCAAGAGTTGAAGATAGACAAGATTAAGCACGGCCAAGAGATGCAGAAGGATAGCCAGAAGCACGTTCAGGATGTCCAGCAGGACCAGCAGAAGTTCGTCCAAGATATGTCGCAGGACAAGCTGAAGCACGCCATGGGCATCTTCCAGAAAAGAGCAGAGAACCAAATTAAGATTGAAGGGATGCAGATGCAAAATCGAATGAAGGCACAAGCCCCGAAGAATGGAAGTGCCAAATGATTCCATACGACATCGAAGCAGCCGGTGACGACACCGTTCTCTACTTCCTCTACCTGATGGAAGAGAGGGGGAATAGTCAGCGAATGGCTGAGATGCTGGCCCTACGCCAGCCACCACGGATTATGACGGACGACGTGATGATGCAGGGCGTCGAGACGATTTCCCACATGTATGACAGAGACCCGGCGATGACCGACAGGCTGTGTCAGTTGGCGATGAAGCGTGGCTACAAGCCAAAGGGAAGCGATTGGTACAACAGTGCGGTAGCCAGTTCTGAAGCAGACCCCGCAGCGTTCATCAATCACGGGCAGGGCAGGGGACACATCAAACAGACGATGGAACGACGTGGATACAAGGCATCGTCCGGCGTAGGAACGGACGCTGTGGTTGGGGTGGAAACCCGCGAGCCGGAAGTAGACCCGTGGGACAAGAGTCAGCAGGTGAAACTGTCACCGAAGATGGTAGAGAAGATTCGCAAGCAGAAGATACGGGCGAACCCCGACTTGAAGCGTGCAGATCAGAGAGAACTCAGAGAGAGTATCGTTGATAAACATGGGGCGCAGTAGCTCCATTCACTTGGTCACGCACGAAAGTGTGTGTCTCGCACAAGGAGATTTGTGATGAGTCTAAGTTCAAAAGCAGACGGCGTTCTCTTGGCGTCACTCAACAACCGGTCTGTGGTTCGTGAAGTCACGAACGCACTCGACTTCGCGTTGGCAAACACCACTGGTACGGTGTACTACGTGGACGATTCGGGTTCTGATGGAACCGCCAGTGGTTCACAGCAGAAGCCGTTTGCGACTATCGACTACGCCATCGGGCAATGCACGGCGAACATCGGCGACGTGATTTACGTCATGCCGGGTCACGCGGAAGACATCACCACGGCAACCGGCATCAACTGCGATGTCGCTGGTGTGTCGATTATCGGTCTTGGTCACGGTGCTGACGTGCCGACGATTTCGTTCACGGCTGCTGCCGGTTCGATTACCGTTGGTGCTGCCAGCGTGCTGTTGCAGAACCTGAAGCTGGTTGCGAACTTCGCGACTGGAACGACCTCGGGCGTTACGATTGCCGCAGCGGGCGACAACTGCACGTTGCGTGGAATCAAGATGCGTGACACCAGTGCCGCGAACGAGTTCCTGATTCACGTCAGTGTGGCGACGACTGTCACCGACCTGACTGTTGATGGGTGCAGTTTCGTCAGTCTCGCCGGGACGCTGTCAAACTCGATTCTGTTCGCTGGAACAACCTCGGACGTCGTCATCAGCAACAACACGTTCTTCGTGGACTCGTCAGATTCCGTTGTGGATCACCTGGTTGCTGCTGCGACGAACGTCACGATATCCAACAACATTCTCGTGAATCAAGACACGGGGGCCGCTGGCTACGTGCTGGACTTCCATGCGTCCTCAACAGGTATCGCATCGTACAACAAGGGTGCCTACAATAAGGTCGATGCGGAAATGACAAAGGGTGCAGCGATTTGGTGGATTCAGAACTTGTTTAGCAACACCGTTGCTGAATCCGGTTTGCTTGAACCGGCCTCGTCACACGCCATCCCCTAATCGGAGTAGAGTATCATGCAGTTCGACATCAACGATCCGAAGACGTTCAGTTCAGTCGTCAACGGACATGTTATATCCAACAACGTCGCCGTGCAGGGCAGGCAGTATCAGACTTCCTGTTCTGCAGGCGTGACGTTCGGCAGTCTTCAGAACGCTATCGACTTCGCCAATGGGGAACCTGCCGGTACGCATGTGCTGCCGGTGGCTCTTGTGGTGGACGAGGTGGTGGAAAACTTGGAAGCGGTTGGTATCGACGCCGACGGAACGATTAAGCCGATAGGGGAACTCGACAAAGAGACCCCCAAGGAAACCAAGCCGAAGTCGAAGAAAAAGAAATGAGCAATCTGACGGTTACAGTGAGGGGGAGACGGGACACCGTTCTGGGGCCAGTGTCAGTGGACGACTAAGGGGAATGAGCGATGGCAGGTTTGCGAGAACATTACCGGCGTAAGGTGCTGTATTTCAAGATTGACAGCGCTGACGCGACGATCGTGTGTGTGGCTGCACCGGCTTCCACCGAACAGATTGTCGTTCTCAGCTTAGTGCTGACTGGGGTCGGTGCGGATACAGTCGATTTCAAGTCGGCAACGACTATCATATTCCCGCACGTATTCAAGGCGACAGACCCCGGTTTGGTTCTGCCGGACGGGGACAATGGGTATTTCGAGACTGCGAAGGGTGAGGCGTTGAATCTGACGAATCCCGGCACGGTGGCATTGACTGGGTGTGGTTCGTACTACGTCTTGTGATTTGGGGTGGCGCGTCGTAGGATGGTTTGTGAATTACAGAACCATTCAGAGGAGAGAGAGAAATGAAACGACGTGGATTCCTGTTATCGACAATCGGTACTGGCGTATCTCTGGTGGCTGCGAAGCTGGGGTTCGCCAAGTCTGATGAGTTCGCAGAGAGGAACTACAAGGCTGGCCGACCGGACATGAAGAGCGTTAATGTCTTTAATGACGGCGTGGTCACGACGTACAACTTTCGCACCGACAAGATGGACGTGCTGGTTCCCGAGGGTGGCACGTATCAGATGAACCCTGACAGGAAGTACGGAACAATCACCGTTGATGGTGGGAAACTCGTCTCGGCTCACGCCGCCTACTTCGATTGCACCATCTGCTTGAAAAGTGGGACGATTGGTTTTCCCACCCCAATGTTTCCCTGTGGGAAATAGGCAGGATGTGAGCAATGGCGTACCAACTCGTAAATGGGCGACTGGTTTCAACTGCCGCTAGGGCTGCTTCTGGTGCGCCCGCTGCGCAACAGAGTGCCCCAGATGAACAATCACTGATGGGTTCTGTAGCCAATGCTGGGCTATCTGGTCTGGGTGCTGTTGGCAATTTCATAGACGTACCCGGTTCGATGTTCCGCGACACCATCGGGCTGCTGTCTACGGGAGACTGGGACAAGTACAACCCGTTCGACCAACTGCTGACGCCAACCACCAGCGAGAACCGGAACTACGGTCGGGACATGCTTTCGGACGCTGGCATCCTAAACCCCAACAAAGAGACGGGCATGTCGGGGTGGCTGGACGACCCAATGGAGGGCGTCCGTGACATGGTGGGGTTCGGGTTCGATGTTCTGACTGACCCCCTCTCATGGATGACTGGACCCGCACGCTCACTGACTGTCGGTGGTGAGCTGGCGAAGCAGTCGGGCGTAATGGGGCGACTCGGCAAGGTAGCCGGTAAGGGTGTTGGTCCGCGTGTCGGGCGAATGCGACATACTCTGGGCGACCTGATGGAAGGCGCGTCTACGGCAGAACGTGCAGGCGTCGAACAACTGGCAGCGAAGCAGGGGGTGAATCTAGCCGACCATCTCAACCAGCCGTTGGGTGGTGCGATGGGCTTCGGTATGCCGTTAAGCAATAACGCATCCATTGTCTTTGGTAAGGCTGGTGGTATTGGCGAGACACTCGCTGGCGGAATGGACGCAGCCGGACGCGCGATGCGATACGGCAAGATTCCCGGCACTCAGGTATCGCCAGGACAGCACGTCGCCAGAATGTTTAGTCCCAAGGCTGGTGGACTGCACACGCCGGAAGTGTCGCCGTATGCCGAGCGGAACTTTGACACAAGGGAACTGATACACCAAGGAGTTCGTCAGGAAACTGCCGAGAAGTTCTCGACACTGTTCGCCAAGGGTGCTGTTGATGATGAGTCGGCGATGCTCGGGCGGATGCACGCTGAAGGTGTCTTGGACATGGGAAAGCTGTCACCGGAAGCCGCCGAGAAAGCTGCCGTGTATGGTGAAGTGCTTGAGTCATACACCAAGCGGGGCGGAATCACGGACGAGGCACAGGAACTACTCGACAAGCTGGATGGGAAAGCTGTCGCGTCTCAGATTGACACCAACGCGAATCATGTCACGCCACAGGTGCGGCGGATACTGAATAAGAATGGGATTGCTGACGACGCGATTGACGCATCGAACGTGGGCGACCTGATGGGCGAACTGCGGAACAAAGTCGCAGATGATTCGTTCCCCGGACTGTTTGATCAGGCAACCAGCCTTGGGCGGAATATCGATGACTTCGCAGACCCCGCTGGAATCAACTATTTCCCACGAGAGTTCGTTGAAGTCATCTCCAACAACGCCAATTTAATGCACCGTAAAGATTATCTACGCGGGTTGAAGGAAGGAACCGAACATTTCAGGAAGGTGATTGCAGACCCGAAGATGCACGAGGGGAGTGTTGAAGACGCAGTTGCATATTTCAAGGCGACATACGGCAAGGAACTTGAGTCCGTGTTCCCTGAGAACCCATTGGGACGCACCAAGGATCACGCAGGTAATGCCGGTGCTGCCAAGGCGACGGGGAGCGCACAGGGTTCATCAAGTGTTGCCAGGGTGATTATTGACGCACAGGAACAGATTGCGGAACACACCGATGCCCTCAGTGAGGCTGGGAGGCAGTTTCGGCACGGAGAGATTGACGGCGCGACATTTGCCCACCAGAAACAAATAATCGAATCCCAACTTGACGACCTCAGAAGGAAAATCGATTCCGGTCATAGATCAAGTGAGGCACTGGGAAGAACAACCACAGTCACGGAATCCAATCCGCGTGGAACAGCCAGGCCAGCCAACGCCGCGTCGGATGCCGAAACTGTTCGATCTGGCCAAGCCGCCAGCGCGACTAAGGCCGAAGCACACTCGCAGGCGGCTCTTGCCAGAGAACAGCAGATCGAAGAACTCGTACACCAGATTCAGACGAAGTACACGCCGAGTCAGCGAGCGTCTGGTGGCTTCGGTGGGAACCCGCTGCTTGATGCACAGAACGCAAAAATCGGGATGCAGATCGGAATTGCCAAGAGTGCGTCATTCATCGAGGCGTTGTCTGAGCATGCGACTCCAATCATGCAGTACGACAGGGCACTCGGACAATCGATTTCTGTTGGGGAAGCCATTGGCAAGGCGGGAATGGAAGAGATAACCGAACAGGGCGGTGCGCTGTTCAAGTTTGGAGAGGCTGTCGGAGAGAAGATTGGAATCGATCACCGAACCACAGCAGGACAACAGCAGCTACGGGCGATGCGTGTCCCCGAACGCATCGCGGACGACATTGTCCGGTTGGTTAAGGGTGACGACATTAAGTCTGTCGCAGGCCCGATGTCCAGCCTGTACGACCAAGCGACGAATATATTCAAAGTCGGCGTACTGAGTTGGCCTGCGCGTATTGTCCGTGACTTCACATCCAGTCAAGCGATGAATGTCTTGACTGGCAACTGGAGCGCAAGCGCATCGAAGGGGATGCACACACTGCTTGCAGGGGGAGTCGCCGACTTCACTAAGATCCCAGTGATCCGCAAGATGATGCAAGAGCAGGGGATGCTGGCAACGGCGGAAAACTCTACGGAGATGATGCGACAACTACTCTACACGCATCGGTTGCATTCCTCATCGGTTGGTGCGCAGGGAGTATCTGAGGTTGCGGGAGATATTTCAGGGATGGGTCCGAGTCAGGCTGCGGACATATCGTCTGAGTTTGCTGGACGTGACCCCCTGTCGCCGTTTCGTCCATCAACATTCAATGCTGGTGCAAAAGCACTGTCCCTTGAAGCGATTAACCCGCTGGGAATTCGTGGTGTTGGTGGTAGAACTCAGACGACGTTCAAGCCAGCAGCCATCGCCGAGAGAGCCAGTCGCTACACAGACAGCATGGGGCGTGGCGTATCGTTTGTCGCCAATTTGGAACGTGGCGTTGACGTGACGGTGGCGAAGCGGATTGCCAATGCGTCCCAAGTAAACTATCTGCCAGAGTCTTTCACTGCGACGGAACGGGCGTATCTTAAAAAAGCGTTTCCGTTCTACAGCTTTTCATCTCGCATGGCAAAGTTTGTAACCAAGGAACTGGTGGAACGCCCCGGTGGAAAACTTGGGCAGTCGATTCGGGGACAGAACCAAACCACCCAACAGGACGAACCGCTTCCAGAACACATCTCACAAACGGCATCCATTCCGCTTGGGGAATCAGAAGACGGATCGCAGCGGTTCCTCAGTGGTCTCGGATTGATGCACGAAGTGCCGATGTCGTATTTCGGTGGTGGTGTTCGCGGTGCGCTGGCGCAGGGTGCCAGCCAGTTGAACCCGTTAGCCAAAGCACCTATCGAGTGGGCGGCTGGAGAGTCATTCTTCCAGCGTGGTCCCGGTGGTGGGCGAGAACTGTCGGACATGGACCCGACTGTCGGGCGGCTGTTGACGAATCTCGGAATCCAAGACGAGACACCGAGTGGGAAGGCATCGCCGCTGCTTGGTTCGCAGGGATTAGAGTTCTTGATTGGGAACAGTCCATTGTCACGGGCGGCAAGCACAGCCCGAACATTGACGGACAAGCGGAAATACAAGGGTGGCCCGTTCCCCGGTTCGATGGCCGCACTCAATACGCTGACTGGTCTGAGGGTTACGGACGTCAGCCAAGCCGCCAGAGACGCTGTGTTGCGAGAGACAATGGACGCCGAAGACCGTGCGATGGGTGCCAGACAGTTCACTCAAACGTATTTCAGCAAAGCGGACATCGAAGAAACCCGCAAGACTGATCCTGAACTCGCCGCGCACATGGAACGGCGGAACGCATTTCGCCGACTCAAACAGAAGCAAGCCAAGGCACGAGCCAAAGCGAAGAAGGAAAAGAAGTAGCCTACGCCAGAACCGGCACCTTGAGGTTGTCAACCGGCTTTCGCAACCGATGTGCCATAGCCGCGTACTTCTGCGTTGTCCCGAGGCTGCGGTGCTTCATCAGCTTCTGCAGTTCAAACAGGTCCATACTGTCCGCGTTCTCGGTGGCGAACCCTCGACGCAAGTCGTGGAATGCGTAGTATCCGTCTTTCGACTTCACCTCTGCGGCATCCTGAATCTTCTGGAACTCGTCGTAGAGTCGGCGACAGTCAGTCTTGATTGGGAAGATGAGTTCACGGTCTCCCTTGATGGTTTCCAGTCTCTCGACGATGAGATTGTGCAGCGGGATTTCCTCGTCTCGACGTCCCTTCTGTTCTTCGGCTGGTGAGAAGATTGTGCCTTTCTCAAAGTCAACGTGTTCCCATCTGAGGGACAGCACTTCAGACACTCGCCAACCTGTCATATACATGGTGACGATGAATGCACGCCACCACGTCTCAGGTTCGATGCCGTGGACTGCCGGTGACGTTGCCGCGTTGCATTGAGCGTACAGGGCGCTGAACTCGTCCATTGAGATGAACGTCTCGATTCGCTGCATCTCTTTAACAAATGGGATGTCCGGTTCGCGCGTGGTGAATCCCCACTTGAACGCCGTGCGAAGTGCGTTGCGAATGTACCGAAGCTCCTTGTTGATGGTGCTTCTGGACACTCTCGAACCTCTGCGTCGTCCCGGTTCTTTGCGTCGTACTGCGACGAACTCATCGAGCATCATTCGGTTAATGGCGCTGGCTCGCAACGGGGCGCAGATGCGGACGAAATGACCGATGGATGTTATCGCCAGTTCGCCGTTCTCGAGTTCGCCTTGGCTGATGACTAGCCGGTAGTATTCGTGGTAGAACGCCTTCCACGTCTTGGGTCCGCGTTCCGTGTAGGTTTCCATCACCAGTTCGCCATTGATTTTCATGGCCAACCGGTCGGCGAGCTTCTTGCCGTCTGGTCCGACACCACACTTTCGCTGCCTCGCCCTGCCTTCCGGGTTCCTCCAGAAGCAGTACCACGGCGATTTTCGCTTACCGTACTTCTCTTTATCTCGCTTCAGTTGTCCTGCAGATGCCATTGGGTGTTCCCTTCTCTTAGGGGGGATGACTCAATTGGTTATGCACGGTACAGTAGCCAAATGCAAATTGGAAGGGAGACGGCAAAAAAGACAAACACCCATAGAACTACATCGTCGTTGGCAACGGTGGTCAATTGCAGTTTCTGTGGGGCGACAGTTGCGAGTGGCTCTGACGTTTTCCCGCACATGGGGCAGATAGCGCGGGAGTCAGACCAACGCGGGAATGTTTCTCCGCAACCAACACACTCAGTTCGTATTGAGTCCACGAGAACCGCCCATCTCAGAATCCCCATTTCTTACGGAACTTTCTCGCTGCTTCCACTCTTTTGGTGAATGCGTCACCTGGAACCGGAGGCTTTTTATACCCTGGAATGTGCGCTTCCTCTTGCCTCTTGGCGTATGCCGCCTTCCCTACCTCAATCGCATCAATCAGTGACTCACCCGGCTTTGCCTTTAGGATTGCCTGTGTGATAGCTCCACCAGCGCCATTGCCGTGACCACCGCCAAATTTATTATCCGAACCGGCCCTGTCAACCATGTGCTGACGAAACTCCATCAAGTCGTCTTCAGTCAACCGCGTATCAGCCTTGGACATTGCGCTCACGATGGAATCGCCATAATCCTCAGCACTCATCGAAGATGCGGATTCCGCATTGATTCCGAGTCGAGTGGCTGTTGCGTTGTTTTCAAGATCACCCATCCATTTGGTGGTCCCCTTTGCTCGATCGGCTATGGACGCTTTGCTTGAGTCTCTTGGCGTCCACCCGTCATCCTTACCACCCGCATCCTGTTCCCCACCCATCGTCTTCCGCAACTCAGACATCGCCATCTGGTAGCCAGCTTGGTTGCCAGCTTTCTTGAACGATCGGGCCTTGCGAAGCAGCTTGGACTCTTTGCCCTGCTTCTCTCGCAGTTTCGACGCTACCCCAGAGTGTCGTGTGATTGCATCTTGGGCTGACTCGCCTTCGTTGATTGCCTGCCTACCACGGATGCCCTGCTTGGCTGCAGCGTGGCGTGCGACTTGGGCTGCGTATCGGCCTGCCAGCGGGCCTTTGCGTCCGTATGTTGACGGGTCTGACAGGTCAGTGTCTGGAAGTGCATTGCCCTGTGCGTCTTTCCGATTGATGCCGCGAAGTCCGATACCGCCCGACTTTGTCTCAAATGCAATCGAGTTCCCAACTTGCTGCCCCGGCGCGTATCCACCTTCTTCAGTCTGCATCGCGTCCATCCGCGCCTGAGTCCCATCACTCAATCCCTGCTTCTCGGGAACAGCAGCTTGCCCGCCAACTTGGTCACCGGGAAGTCGAATCGGGGTGCCGTCTGGATTGATGAATCGTCGCGCCATAGCGGAATTGGCTTGGGGACTGACTTCCATGCGTCGATTACGCACCCCGCTGATAGCCTGCTGCTCAATCTGTTCTGCTTGCTGCGCACCTTCGTCACGCAGACCTTGCTGTCTCGCAATGGTTCGTGACCGGATGCTTTGCGGGCTGGCGTTGAACACATCCAGTCCTTCTGCTCTGGCAGCCTGTGCCTCGACGCCGTTCGGGTCGTCAATTATCGCCTGTTGCCTCTGCTGGTCGAGAAGTTCCTGATTCCGTTCTTGGGCGAGTAGCCCCCTCTGTTCTGCGATCTGAGGCTCGTCGATAGGTGGCGGGGTATATGGAGTGTGGCTCTGTCCCGTTGATCCGGTGGGGCCAGCCATGTCACCAATCATCTGCTTCGGGGAGAACACACCCCATGCAGTTGAGTTCTGGCTGCCGTCCGGCCAAACCGGTGCCCTGTCGTTGAACTGTTGCAGCATCTGCGATCCACCACCTTGTTGTGGTACGCCAGCCTGCTGCCCCACTGGCTGGGGACCGGGACGTGCAGGCTGTGCGATGGCTGTGGGTGGTTCACCGGGGCGTCCTGTGCGCGGGTCGTCGTACTGTGCGGCATCGCCGATGTATTGTCCCGGTTCGCCGTTCGGTCCAGACGGGGCGCGGTAGCTATTTCCGATAGTGCTTTTTCGTCCGTACTTATTTTCAGCTTCGATTGCTCGGCCTTGCGGTTGTTCGTCAGGTCCATAGGTGTGACGTGCGTCACCCCTGAACTGCCCACCGGGGAGAGACTGTTCCCGTGCATTGCCACCCAGTAGCTCCGGTCCACCCTGTTCAGGAAGCCCCGTCATGGCTCTGGCTTGTGGCGTCAATGCAGCGCCAATCGGACCTCCAACGCCAGGTCCGTCCTCGCCTATCCTGTACTCCTGCGTGTAACCACGACCACCCTGTGGCTGTGGCATCGGTGCAGCAACCGGGCCACCACCCTGCTGCTGGGGAACCGGTGCTAGAACCGGTGGCTCCCCGTCCGCCATTATTCCTTCAAAGTTACGAATATCCCGCTGGAATGCTCTGGTTCCTGGCGACAAACCCTCTTCATACGGAGGGCTTGGGCTGACTCTTTGGAGTTGCTGCCTTGCCCCGGCAGGGAGTGGTGTACCTTTTATGAGACTACTTGTTACGTCGGTCCAATTGAATGGAACTGGTGCTTCAACCGGGCCACCCTGCTGCTGTTGTGGCTGCGGCATCGGTGCTGGTTGTGGTACGTTGGGGTATGGGGCACCGTCCATTCTACCGGCGTAGGAACTCTGCATTTGAGCAGGAAATGGCGATCCTGGGGGGGACAGGGTGTCTGTATTGCCATAGGACTTAGCAGCATCCCTATCCGCAGCAAACGCATTGATAGCCTGCTGCTGCTGCCCAATGCCCCTCTTCACCCGGTCTGCCGCGCGTGCAGCGTAGAGTGCCTTCGCATCTACTTTGCGCTTCTGTCGTCCACCGCGTGCCTTGTTGCCGTCCGATGCCATCGATATCCCTCCAGAGTGATTTGGGATTCATTGTAATCAAAGAAAACCTCCGGGGAAAGGTTATTCCCCAGAGGCCCGATCCAGGCGGTAGCGAAGCCGGTCGGGTTAGGTCTTATTCACCGATCTGGGCGTATTCCCTGCCATCAGACAGTGACGCTTTGTAATAACTGACGCTGGGACCCCTGGCACTGGCGATCTTCTTGGCCAGCATCTTCTCGGCATCCCTGTTGGTATCGTCGAGGAATATGATGGTGTCTTTGTGTGCCAGCACGTCCAGCACGTCCAATATCCCATCTCTTCCAATGTTTCCTGTGGGTCCGTCTATCAGGATGAGGTCGTATTTGATCCCGTTATTTGGCCTCCACTTGTACCACTGGCCTGACTCGCCCTGCTGCAACTCGCTGAGGTGGACTTCGACTGACGGAATGTTCTGGACCCCCGTCTCTGTAAGTGTAGCATGCCATTCGCGAGAGTTTTCCAGTGCCGTGTGGTGTACCCACTCCTCTGAGAACAGCATCGTACTCAGTCCGGTTCCAGTCTCCAGCGTCCGCATGCCCCTGAGAATCTGACTCGATATTGCACGCCACAGGAGTTCGCCTATGACGTAGTCTTCCGATCCACCAGCGTGCACCCACTCATCCTTCAGCTTGTCGTACATGCTGACCTCAGTCCCCTGCATGCTTCTGCTCCTCGATTAAATCCATTGCGTCAAAGTCCTCACCCCTGAACGACTCGGCAGGCTTGTACTTGTTGCGGCTGGTCTGGCTGACGACACCAGTGTGGTGTACGAGACTGGGTGAATGCACATGCTCTTTCCACCCCTCGTTGTTGAATGCTTCGACAACCCCACCGTCTATCAGCTTGTGCCCCCTGGCTGGGTCTTCCACCCTGTTCACCATGTGTGAGTTTGTCAGCAGCACCTTAACGGCAGCCTTGCTGAATACGAGCGCCACAGCACCCCTTCCGGTCAGCTTCTTGGCTTCGACCCAACCGCTCTTGCCAACGATCACCTTCTCGTTCTCCATGAATGAGAACAGATTCCAGTACCCCTTGTCTGGCACATCGCACAGGTTCAGGTATGACTTGAGGTTCTTGTACGTGACAAGGTCGTCTTGGAAGATCGCATATCGATCAGCGTTCGGGTTTCTCAAATAGAGTTCCCAGAGCGATAGCAGCCAGTTTCCGAACGTCCTGATCTTGGGATACCGTGTCGTAACATCCAACCCGAAGTGTTCATACAGTTTTGCGTCACTTTCCCCGTCAACGAACAGTCTGGGCTTGTCGAACCCAGCAGCACTCAAACTCTCAAGAGTTCTAGGCAGCATGTCTCCCATTCTCTCGGGAACTGTCGTGACGCCGTACTCCCAAGTCGTCTCTTGTCGGCGTACCAATGCGTTCGCCCGGTCGTTCGCTATTGCCTGCTTGACGTAACCCTTCAGCTTGAACTTGATGGCCGATGACTCGATAGCGTCCGGCAGCAACTTGTGGATGAATCTCCGGTTATCCTTCACCCACTCCTTCGCTCGGGGGAGCATGTCCTCAACGATTTCGTCTATCTTCGACTCGCATTCGTCAGCACCCCACTCATCCATCTGGTTCGCCAAAGCTGTGCACGACTGGCATGACGGGACTCCGTTTGATTTGAATATCGCCTTGAGTTCTGTGCCGGGACCAGACTTAGCCACCCGTTCCTTGGCTGCCGCCTTCCTCGCTACAGCCTCCTGCACTTTGTTGGACGCTCGAACCTTGACCCCAGGTGGAAGAGCAGCGAGCGGCTCCAGTCCCCACGCTGCCCTGTACTTGTTGACTGTGGGGAGTGGAAGTCCGCTGGTCCCATCTGCAATTCGTAGTCGTCCAGCGGGCAGGTGCGACAGGTCATTCATGCTGTGACTCTTACATCAAAGTCTGCGGTTGCCGGGTCATCGCACGATGAGCAGCCTGCTCCAACTCCTGTGAACAATTGCTCAAACGGATCGCAACAGTCTGCTGTCCCTACCGCTGCGTCGGCACACACTGAGTTCGTGCAGGTGGTCAACCGGAACCTGTCGCAACCAGAGTTTCCATCGCAATCTCCCACATCGCACTCAAGTGTGACATCGAGGTCGGCTCCGCTGCACAGGGATGGAAACACCCCGAACCATGCAGGTGAATCTTCGTTGAAGTTATAGTACATCGTAGCCGTGGCTGTGTCCGCACAGGCACAGTCGGTCACGTTCTCTATCGTGGCCGTCAGGGAGTATGGGGTGTCTGCACAGAAGCAGAATCCTGAAATTGTGTCTGGGAGAACACATGGAGTACATTTTTGGCACTCGATGTAAATGTCCTCGTTGACTCCACTCACCAGTGCTGAGGTGGATATGTCTATGTCAGGGCAGGTTCCCGGCGTGGCAGACAGGGTTCCCGTCCCGAGGTCCAGCGTGACAATCGTTGTCTCTGTGCAGTAGTTACATGCGACGTTGACGCCAATCCCTGTTCCCACCCACCCCTCGGGACCAGTGCCGGGAGATGTGTCCCAGCACGTAGTTGTTCTTGTGGCCGATCCGTCAGCGGTGTTCACCCTGGTAACACACAGGCATCGGCACAGGCACTTGCAGTCAGTGCACCCTACTCGTTGATTACCCTGCAACCTTAGCGTGTCTCCGTTGTCTATCGTCCAAGTAATGTCGAAGCCATTGAGGCAGTCTGTAATAGTTTGGGTTGGGGTGTTGGGAGTGCCAGATGTGATGGACAGCGTTAGTTCGTCGAGGTTAGTGGCGTCCTGTGATACGGTTGCCGTAACACTGCCTCCCAGGAATGTGGCGACCCATGTGTCGTCCCCAGTCCCGGTGTGCGTCGTTATGCAAACCTCACTCTCGGTGTTCCCTGTACCAGTTCCGGTTGAATGTTGAGTGAACGTCATACACGCTTTGGTGTAGTAGCAGTTCTCCAGTGTTCCAGTGCCCGTCTTGGCTTCCGACTCCATCGGCGTACCGATGCACTCCGTGTCCTCTGGCTCAATCAGTATGAGTGCGGTCTCACAGGATGCGTCACACGTACTCAGATCGATCTCGAACAGGAACGTGAAGTCCAAGCAACTCTGCTTCTTGACATCATTGTCGTATGTTCCAGTCCCGCCCATCGGCAATGTCAGTCTGGTATCGATTGCGCCTGTGCCTGTGTCGTAATTCAGGCAGGTTGACGTCAGCATCGCCGAACATTCGCCATCAGTCGTATCGAAACTGATAGATATGTCTACTGTTGTTGTTCCACAGAGGAACCCTTCACCGGTATATTTCCTCGCTGCGCAGTCCCAAGCCAACTGGAATCCATCAGAAAGGTACGCGGAGCTGGTCCCCAGCGCCGTCCCTGCGCCCGTGACGGGCGCACAGATACATCCGCCTTCCTCAACGTACAGCCTTGCACACAGCCTTTGGGGCATGCACCTGCAGCAGTACGGCGGTGGCGTGGACGCCGGGCATCCTTCGTTTACGTGGCATGGTTCGCAACAGCAAGCCTTCTGGGGTTGGCTACAGTTGGTCATGGACAATCTTCCTCGGCACAGCAGATGCTGTGTATTTCCCACCGATTGACAACATCAGGATCGACTCCGCAGTCCCCTACGCCTCCGTCGAGATACGCAGCAAACCCCTGCTTTCCGACGAGGTCCAGAGAGGGAGCATTCAAAAAGCATCCTGCGAAATCAAACACGCTGACGACACCGGCAGCCTCCCCTTGAACTGACACAACTCCAGGTGGTCTGGCCATGACTGTTGCTGTTGCTGTGCATATCGAGCAATCCACAGTGAGGATCTGGAACCTTATTATAGAAACTCCGCCTCCTCCCGATTCCTCTCTCACCAGAACTCTGCCATTCGTCGCAGACCCTACAATAGTGAAGCCGTTAGTCGTATTCTTTAATTCAAATGACCCACTGACCGGACCCCAGCTTTCATCAAAGGCGGGAGTCTGGGCTGTGTCGTACAGCGCCCACGTCGGAGACGATGGGTGATAACAGTCTCCGTACTTGCCAATGGGGACTGCGAATGGCCCGTTGATGTAGTGCTTTCCCTCTGATCCGTCTGCGCTAGACACATCTGCAGTCAGGGCCGTGCTTGATCCAACAGCCGCGCTACCAGTGATCTTGATGACTCCGTAGGCAGGAACAATTCCGTCACTTCCTGATGTGGTCTCAGTAATCGACACAGCCGGTGACGAACCACCAGTCAATCCGGTTGCGTCGGCTGTCATTGCGGGGATGTCTGTCAAAGCGTAGCTGCCCTGAAATTCCACCGTAACTGCAGTACCCGGAAGTGATCCACCGCCACCAGATAGGTCGGCTGAAGCAAACAGGTTACCAGAGTCCATGTTGACCAGGGCTGTCACAACGGTAGAAGATGATGCGTTATACGCAATTGTCCCAGTGATTTTTCCGTAAATTGTGAGTGTAAAAGTTCCACCAGTCGGCGTGCCCGTTATGGTGATGGTCTTGATTTCATTCTGGGTAGTGCTGTCGTTCTTGAACTTGATTGCAATTGGCTTAGACGCAGGCATTAGTGATTCTCCCAACGAACGTCGCCGATCCTGTCAGACCGGTGCTGCTCGTCTCTGAGGTGTTCAATGCGTCGTCGCTCAAACCCCGACAGGACACCCACCTGTGCTTCGTTGTTCATAAACGCCAGTGTATTGAATCCACGCTGCATGTCCATCACCCACGTCACCTGTCTCGTAACGCCGCTGGTTGAGATTCTGATGATGCCATTGTAGTTGACGTTGATTGTTTTGGCAGTCGGGTAATTCGCTGCCGCTGCTGTCAGGTTCGCCTCTGCTTCGGCGTCCGCTGCCTGAGTGTTGGTGGTGACATTCTCTAGCACGGTTGGGTCGTCTGTCTTGTATTCACCAATGACGATCTGATAGATGTCGTTCCGTCGAATGATCTGCGTGCCGTTTCCTGGCCCAAGTGTCAGTCCTCTCTCGTATCTCTCGAACCGGCGTGTGTCAGAGTGTTGGACGTAGTAGGACGTTTCGAGGTACAGGGTGGCTGGGAATAATTTTCCCTCACCAATGAAGTCCGCTATCGTTGACTTCCGATACACAGGCTCACTGAACTTGACTATTCCAAGCTCCTTGTCGATTGAGAATGGCGTAACAACAACTTCCTTTGCAGCGGTGTTTCCTTGGATATCATGTGTAAAATGAACGCCCTGGACAGTTGCCGTCTGTGGCCTCTCGATACCATCGATATCGGGTGTCGTATCAACCTTGCGGTTCCTGACTGGTAGTATCTGCCAGAGTCCAGTCGAGTCACCGTTGTACCCAGGGATATCCAATGACCCGTCCGACTGTGACTTGATTCGATACCACTTCCAGACAGACTTCTTGGCGAGTTCGTACAAAACCTCTTCTTCCCCCTGAAGCAACAGCGCTCGGGCTTGTGCCCTCGTGTTAGTCATTTTGGGAGTCTCGTCATCCCACCCCGCAGCGGGTTTGTACGACAGGTCATCAATCAGCTTGATTGTCCCGTCAGTGTCCAGTCCCACCGCTTCCAGCAGCAGTTTGGATTGCACGAGGGTGTAATTTCCGATGACCAGTATCTGGCTGGGTGGTTCAGGCGGGTTGACGCCGAACGAGATGGAGACAATGTCAGCGGTCGGGTTGCTTGCGCCGCTTCCAGCCTGATATATCCTCACCCTGTTATCGAGGTCAAGGGAAATGACGCAGCCCCTGCGTTCGCAGAGCTTACTCAGTTCATTGCCAGCGTTGGCGTAGTCCCAATCAACCGTCGGGTTGTCCGTATTCGGAAGTGCAGAAACGTCGTACCCGAACTCACCCATCGCATCCAGCAGTTTCTCGGCAAGCTGCTGTGGGGTCTGCTCAGTTCCGCTCTGGATTGTCCCATCGGCGAACCGGGCATTGTAGTACCCGTTGACTACTTTGTACTTCCAGTGTATCCGCCTGTCGAAGATCTTGATTGTCACAACCTGCAGTCGTTGCGTCAGGTTCATGCTGGCACGGTCAACAACGCAGTTTGGGAACGACACGCCCGTTCCGTGGAACGACATGGCGACGGTTCCAGAACTCAGTATCGCACCCGTCTGCGGAACAATCCGCATGTGGAATACGTCCGGCAGCGTCCCCAATCCCCGAGTGTATGTGCAGCTTCGGACTTGGTTGACGCCTGGAAATGAAACGTGTCCAAGCTGGTCTGCCATGTCATATTGCCGTTGGGGTTATTGTCAGGTGTTTGCCGACTGCCAGTGTAACGTCTTCTAATCCGCACCCACTGAGATCCCACCCGTTCGTTGGGGTGACAGTCTTTCCTAAGTCTGACATGGTGCAGTCTGCGTACAGAACCGTGTTGGTGACAGTCCTTGCGACGTCTGTGCTGAATGTCACGTTCCCACCAGCCCTTGCCGTGAGGGTGGTGACTGTGCCGGATGACTCATACACAACGAACGAGTCCTGTGCCGTAATCGCAGCGTGTGCGCCTGACTTAATCGTGATGTTCCCGCCTGTCTGGATGATGGTTCCAGTCCCGGTGGCAGCGTCGATTGTCAGCAGTCCACCAGACTGCGTGATTGCAGCGTTGGCAATATCCACGCCGTCTCCGCATTGAACAACGGCATCCTGTCCGGGTCCAACGTGCAGAGTTGCAAGATGTGCAGCCTCTCCGTCGAAGAACGCAACCCCAACGTCACCCTTCGTGACTCGCAGGATATTGGCTGCATTGGTTCCCTTGAACAGAAACGCTGGAATCGCAGCCTCTTGTCCACCACCGGATTTCCTGCCGTTCGACGATACGTTGACGGTAGTCGCTGTTGCAGAACCGGCGTCAATCTTAACTCGCTGTGAACCGCTGCCTGCTCCGACAACGTCCACCGTCGAGGTTCTTATCTGAAAGTACGTCCCCCGGTACTCCTCATACTTTTTGGTCTGTGAGTCAGAGTTGATCGCAGGCAAGCCGAGGTTCTTAATGAACCCGTTGGTGACCTTAACTGAAGTCGTAACCACGGACGAGAAGTCCAGTCCATACAGGCAGTCGTACAACGCTCTGCCGTCAAATACCACATTGTCAGAAGTGGTTGGGATGGCTCCTGTACTCCAGTTGTCCAAGTTGTCTGCGTGGTGCGGACCCGTGGGTGCCTGAGATTCAGCCACAACGGCAGTGCCGTTACCAGCAGTTACAACGACCTCAGTCATCGTGAATGGCTTGCCCGGCTTGTTGGCGTTCACTGCATCGGTTGTCGTTACCGTGACGACGGATGCCGCCACTGTGGCAATGACTTCTGTGAACTCATTGATCGCCTGCCCGCCGCTGTTGGCGAACGTCGGCAAGATCGTGTGGTCTCCAGTGCCTGTCTGCGTATCGCCGTTAATTGCCTCCTTGATGAGTGTGGCAACATTCGCAGTCGTGGCGTCTGTCCCTACTGTTACAACGAGGTCGTTGCCGTTGATCGTAATCGTAGCGGTGTCTGCTGTCGCCCACGTCAATGCAATCGTTATTGTGGATTTCTGCGGAATCCAAGATGATCCGCCCACCCAGCACGGCTCAGCCATTGGACACCTCTACTTTCTTCTGTGTTGTACGCACTGGAGTAAGGACAGCCCTCTCGTCAGACCATCCGCAACAATAGACTCTCTGCTGGAGTGTGGTTCTCTTCATTCCCACACTCGCACTTGCAGTTCCACATGGATCTCCTTTTGTGGTCACTCCCGGCACAGGACACGACTGTCAGTCTTCCAAATGGCATGCCTTCAATATCTTTGAATAACTTGCTTTTTGGTTTCTCTGCCATGATTCAAATTCCTAATGGGGAGCCTGACAGGGCGACTGCCGACTCGAACTCATACCGCCACCGCACTGGGTAGTTTGTATTGAACGTCGTCCCAAACTGTGGGGTAACTATCTCTTCGACTATCGTGTCGCCGTGCAGCGCACCCGGCCATATCGGAGACGGAACGGATGGGTAATCGAGGAACCCTACAGCAAAACCTGATTGAATCACCTTGTAGGGTGTGAACTGCTGCAGGACTTGAACTTGAACCGCTCCCGTAAGCGAACCGGCCATCTTGAACCTCGGGCCTCCGTTACCCATCAGCCGTACTGATTCCCTGAACTGAGAATACTCTGAGTTGCCGTTGAGAATCTTGCCTTCAAGAACAATCTGGAACGTGCGTGTCTGGACGTACTCTGAACCAGAGCCGTATGAGCCACCAACTGAAACCGTGCCTGTCAGGTAGGAAAAGTTCTTGACCTGTATGCCATCAACCATCAGATTGCTCTGAATCCTGTGGACCGTGCTGTTGCCGTCGTTGTCTGTTAGCTGGAAATTGTACCCGTCGAAGTCGTATGCGTTCTGGAGTGATTGCAGTGCAGTCGTCAACGCGGCGACAGAAGCAGCTTTCTTAACGCCCCTGATGGTGAATCGGGCTGTTTTGAATGTCGGACGCCCAACGGCGCTGTACTTCTGGTCGTAGCTGATGTTGTGCAGCCAAATTTCATTGTTGGCGTGCGAGTAGTTTCCGTAGGTTCCTATCAAGAGGTTGTCCCCCCACGGTCAGCCAGTCCGATTGCGTCTGCAACGGAATCCTCGGCCTGCGCTTGGAAGTCGGCAAGCATGGTTTGGATAACTGGAGTCACCTTGTCGGCAATCTGCTGCCCTGCATCTTCAGCCATCCCGACAGTCACGTTGATATTCAGGGTGAGTTCAGCCTGTTGCGTTTCCGATTGAATGGCATCCGACGGTTGTGGGCGTTCTAGTTGTGGGGGTGCATCCTCATCCACTTCCGCAACATCTTGCACAGACTCGCTGGGTGCAGCGGATTGCGAGAATGGCTGCTGTGCTGCAGTCTGTGGCATCTCCAGTGGAACCGGCGATTCAGGCTTTGGTTCCTCGTCTACCTCAGCGACGTCGGCTTCTGACTCTATTGATGGTATCTCGATGGCGTCCGGTATCGACGGTCGTTCGGTGTCGGTATCAACCTCAGACACATCCGCAACAGTCTCGGGTGACTCCTGTGGCACATCCATCGGTTTTGGCTGTTCGACGGGTGCTGCGTCATCATCAACTTCGGATACGTCCGCAACAGTCTCGGGGGTCTCCTGTGTTATCTCCAGCGGTTCGGATTGCTCTTCAGCTTCTACGGGTTCAGCGTCATCGTCCACTTCCGCCACGTCGGCAGAAGCATCGTCGTTCTGTTCTTGGCGTTCCTGAGTAACCCGTTCTTGCTGCGCATCTTCATCGCGTCGGCTTGCAGCGTTTGCCAACTGCTCTTTAAGTTCGCGTCTGAGGTCACCGTCGTTCATGGAGTCGCATCGTGAGTAATCTTGATTTCGTCAGTGGAACCTGTCTTGTATGCCTTGGCCTTAATCGGCAGTCGAATCTGTCGCTTGCCCGCGTTCTCTGGCGTGCGTGGGGTGATTTTAAGATTACCGATGGCAATCGAAGTTGATGTTGCACCGTTAGTGAAGACGAGAGACGCGGCAGCACCAGCGGGGTCGAACGTGGCCCATGTTCCATCCAACGCGGCGGGAGTCGTAAGCAATCCCGACTCCGTGCTAGTGTACGGCGTGGATGTGTAGAGAGTCACTGTGCGGTCGCGAGGAACAATGTCGGTCGCTGTCGGTAAGCTGTTGTAATTTCGCTCCAGGTGGTTATCGATTACCAGAACGAACCGATCGAACAGGTGCGACGTACTCTGCATCGTCAATACACCCTCATGGAACGCCGAGAACCTTTGCGTGCTGAACGTCAGCGCAGGGAAGTCTCCAGCCGCAGATTCAGTCACGGAAGTTCCAATGATGCGAAACTCGTAAGAAACCGGCTGTCCCTTCTGCCCGGAGATAATCATCTGATCGCAGAAGCACGAGTTGAAAGTGTGGACTTTGGTGACATTGTCGATTTCAAACCACCGTTCAAGTCCAACGTCGGCCACTGCGAACACATCACCTGCAGCGGCCGTACCCAACGCAAACGGCAACCAGTTGTCGAGTTCGTCTGGTGAGGCGTAGGCGAAGATCGAACCCGACACGTCGATCAATCCTGTGCTGACACGCTCCTCGATATGCGAACGCTCGCCACGCATAGATTGGGAACCGTCATCAATCAACTCGTACTTTGCCGACAGCGTTGATTTGTAAAAATGCAACGGCAGGCTGGACGTGTCAATCGGCAGTGCCGTGTCCATGCAGAGTTGGGCGAGTGCGCCTTGGGATTGTCCGGTCATAGTCTGTCCCTCGTATTAAGATGTGCCGCGTGGTTCGTATGCCCCGAATCGTAATTCCACGCCGCCAATAAAACCTTCGCATTTCAGCCACTGGCTCTCATCGACTGTGTAAACCACCGACGCTTCGCAGTTCCACGTGACTCCACCCTCGTTGCTGCTGATTGAACTTACGCCGATATCTTGGTTCCGAAACTTCTTGCACGCCTGCTCCAGCCACTTCATGGATGTCCGCAGAAACAACGTGTCGTGCTGGTGGTCGCTTATCAGTAACTGGCAAAGGAACGGATACCACACGTCGTCACGCTTGTTCTCTCCTGCCGTTCTTTGCATCTCGATTCGATTTCCGGGTGAAATCAGCCAGCCCGGCATTTTTCGATTTGTCCGACGTGTCTTGTGTCCCGACTTTGCGAAGACGATTGCTGCGTCAGTTATTGTTGGGATAGGTTCGCTACCCTGTGCCGCGAACGTCAAAGCTCGCAGTCCCGTCTGGACAGCCAGCATGATGTCGTATTGAACTGCGTCTGCCATCAGGTCGTCTTAGATAGAACTGTTAACTGCTGCGGTTCCCCGCAACGCCAAGTCGTCCAGCGTACTCCACCCTGAGCGGTCATACAGCCCGTCGCTGCGGTCGTGAACATCGGCACGCATCGCAAGTATTAGCGCAGACTGGACTTCCATGCGAGCTTCCTGCCGTTCCTTTATTCCGCACTCTCTCGGGTTGAGGTTGCGATACCCCGATTCACACATCCTCTGGAACAGATTCATCATGTCGTTTGTCGGGATGTCCAACGGTGAACTGATTGAGTAGTTGACTCCAGATATTGTGGCTGGAACACTGGCGTCGATTGTCACTGACGTCGTGCTTGCCACTGCCAGAATCACCCTCTGTGAAACATACGGCGTGTCGGTTCCACCCGGATCGCCATACAGCCCGTCCGGTGTGTCGGTGCTGTCTTTGGCAAAGCGGATCACGTCACCGATATGTGCGTCGGCAAACACCGTAGCGGAACCCGTGACAGTAGTCGTCCCGGCTGTGCTGCTCACCGTTCCCGTATTGTATTTGTACGTTGTCAATGCCCGGGGATCGAATTCTCCGGCGAAGTCGTAGGTGCGTGCAATTGATGGCGGCGGGAGCATCTCAACAGAAAGCCCACCGTAGAAGTCGCCCTGATTCCTAATCGTGAAACTGTCGGGATCTTGTGGCTGGTATCGCCCCACCAGCGCGTGCATGACTTTTCCGGGTGGGATGTACTTGAGCATCCAGTTGTTTTTCAAGTCGATCAGCGGACTCATGCGGCGGAAGTTCACCGGCAATGGGTAAACAGATCGGAAGATGTTGTACGACGTTCCAGCGGCTACGTCAGCACCGGGGTTGGTGTCGGGAGTCAGCGTGATGACGGTGGATGATTCTCGTGTTGCCACCTTGTACCGCTGGCTTTCGATGATGATGTGCATGTAGCGAGCGTTCGTCGGCCATGTGCCAGCGGCGATGGTCACCATCCGCTCGTAAGTTCCGCCAGTATGATCATATGTGATAGTCGATGACGACTGTTCGGCTTCCGTGGTAATCTGTCCGTGCCGCTCGTAGTAACTCCACTCGTGCAGCCGAACGATATCCCGGTAAGCATCGGCGACGGCACGCTTTGCGGCGCGGAAGTGCTTTGACGTAGCGTCCAGTCCGGCGATGTCGAACACATCACTTACGTGGTCAACAGCGTCTTGGAATGTGAATAGTGGCTGTTCGGCCATTACATGGTTTCCTGTGGTGGTGCAATTCGCCGGGTGTCACTCACTGACGGACGCGAACGCATTGTATCAGATTGTGCTGGTGACAGCCTACGTGTACTGGATACTGACGTAGCCAGTGGACGGTAGAACGGATTTCCGGCTGCGGGAACGTCAACGTCAACGTCAATCCCAGAATAGCTCCACGCCGATTGCTGTCGCCATTCCGAGTCTGCCGACGCATTCGGCGTCACGCTCGGCATGGTGGAGACATGCCCAACGCTGGCTGCTGACTTTCTCTTTTCTGCTGTGTCTATTGTCATATTGGCAACACTAAGGTGCAATAAAAAAACTATGGGAAAACGCGGAAAAACTGGCGAGTCCCTCAAGGGGCGATTCGGCCAACGCAGTAATGGGTTTCGTACTGGTCGCTCCTTCGATAGTGGCTACGTGCTTGTACTGGTTCCGCCAGATCATCCAATGCGCACCAGCAGAGGTTACGTTCTGGAGCATCGACTCGTAATGTCTGAATCACTTGGCCGACCCCTTTCTCCGCATGAACTTGTTCATCATATCAACGGCATAAAAACAGACAACCGCCTAAAAAACTTGGAACTTACAAACCGCGCAGATCACCCACGCAAGCACACAACATGGAAAACTGAGATGGTTCTGGAATGTTCGGCATGTGGAATCGACTTTACTCCAAAGAGAAAACCAAGGACATCACGTCCATGCTGTTCAAGAAAATGTTCTTGCGTGTTAGCTCGCGAGAAATAGCCATTATGCCATCTTCGTTTCAGAGTAGGTTGTGGCATCATCGGAAAGAGTTTTCGTTCCAAGGACTGTCCCAGCATCGACATGGACTTCCTTGTTGTTCGCAGTCACGTCCACTTTGTTTCTTAGCGCCATGTAGAGAAGCTGAATCATCGTGTGCAGCGCGGGGCTTGCTGCGGGAACGGCGGACAGTTCGGCTGCCGTGTCGGTTCGCAGCACATCGACGACCTGAGTGTTAACCTGTGCGGGGGTTGCAAGCAGCGCGTGCGCCGTATCCATCTCTGCTTTTGTTGGACCGGCCAGAACCACGTTGTCCGTTCCCCTCATCGCTGTCGTCGGAATAGCTGCAATATCAGTCGGAAGGTTCGCAGCATCCAACTCGGCAAGCCGAGCCTCAGTTGCAACGGAAGCGAGTGCCGCCGAATCCGTTCCCCTCATCGCTGTCGTCGGAATCGCTGCAATGTCGGTGGGGAGATTTGCAGCATCCAACTCGGCAAGGCGAGCCTCAGTTGCAACGGAAGCAAGTGCCGCCGAGTCTGTGCCTCGCATGGCCGTCGTTGGTATTGCTGCAATTTCACTGGCGGTTACGCCGAAGCTGCCAACCGCAACGTGGTCGGCCTGTGCTTCATCCCACACTTGATCGACGATGGCGTTGACCGTGGGCGGGGTTGTTGTGTTGGCCGAGTCTGTACCTCGCATGGCCGTCGTTGGTATTGCTGCAATGTCCGCTGGGATATTAGCTGCGTCTAATTCAGCCAATCTCGCCTCGGTCGCAACAGATGCCAACGCGGCTGAATCTGTTCCGCGCATTGCGGTCGTCGGGATCGCTGCAATGTCGGTCGGAAGATTTGCAGCATCGAGTTCCGCCAATCTCGCCTCTGTGGCAACACTCGCCAACGCTGCCGAGTCTGTGCCTCGCATCGCCGTTGTCGGGATAGCGTCAAGCAGAGCGTCCAATCGCCCAGCGTCAATCCAGTCGGTTAGCACCGCCATCCTCGCGGCTGTGATCTCATCTTTCAACAGCTTGCCCACCGTTCCAGCCGTCACAACCGCAGTCAACGCCTGATGCCACACCGCGAGAATCCCAGCCGTCGAGAGCGAGAAGCCTGCCTTGTCGGTCAGGGCGGAATCAGTTCCACGCATTGCGGTCGTTGGGATAGCGGCAACATCGGTGGGGAGATTTGCGGCGTCCAGTTCAGCCAGCCTCGCCTCAGTTGCAACAGATGCCAACGCTCCCGAGTCCGTGCCTCGCATGGCAGTCGTTGGGATAGCGTCAAGCAAAACGTCCAAGCGTCCAAGTGGAGTCCAGTCCGCATCGACACCTGTTGCCGCTGCCTTGTATGTCTTGTCGTAGACCGCTTCCTCAACCACAGTGAAGTCAGCCCTGACAGGCAGGCACAGCGAGTCGTCGTTGTAAATCACAGTCAGGTGACCGACGGTGCTGGTAATCCCCGTTGCCAACGTCAGGTGGTAGTATCCATCGGCTGTCGTTATCGCCACGAGCGGATAGCCAACGCCGGAAATATCAACGACGGTGCCGTTGTTGTGCAGGATGGCTTCCGCTTCGTCAGCCGTACCTTCGTCAAGCGTGGTCACTGGCGTGAAGCCATCGCCGACGGCCACCACCGGCCCGATGACCACTTTGTGCGTTGCGTTTTGCCTGATTATCAGCATCGGTTATGACCTCAAGCTGTGATTGTAATGATAGGCTGCTATAGGAATGCTGAGTCCCGATGCTGGGACTCCAAACATTAACTCCCAACCTAGCCTAGCAGTTCCATCAACCGCCGTGTAGTTGTGGGTTCGCCCGTCTCCGTCAAGTGTCGTCGTCGCCGTGATTAAGTCGGCTGCTGACCCAGACGCTGAATTGTCGAGGTCAATCAGTTTTCCTGATGTCGTGACTGAGAATGTGTTGGTAGTAGCTGCCGCTTCCTCGTCAACCGAGCATAGGCTGAATGTATTTGTACCGTCTGTCACCCCAACTTGGAGGGAGTTTGCAGCCGCGTCTGTGATTGTTGAATCTGCCGTCGCAATTTTCGTCAAACACTGGAGTAATGCGGACGGTGCAAACCCAACACCAGACACTGCGTTGTCCCCGGTACTAGTTGGAGATGTCAGCGTTCTTAAATCAACGCCAGCACCGTTAAGGTCGAGTGCGAGGTAGTTGACAAAGTAAGCTTTTGTGGCCGCATCTCGTGTCGTGCATATAATGTTTGTCGCGTCAAGCGTTGTGATTTCGCCAGTTGCACCAAGCCCGGCGGAAGATACCACCCCCGTTGCTGAGTTAGTTTCGAGCCTAGCCGTCACGTCAGCAGCAGACACTGCATTGTTGCTCGACCACAACACGCATCGTTGGGTTAGGTCCGACGAACAAACGCCAAACGCCAACCGGGCGTCATTTCCTCGATTGGTATTTGGTTTTGAACTGCACGTAAACAGAACCGCGTCAGGAGTTACCCCCATACCGTGTGCTTTTGTCGTCGCTGAATTCTGGGCTGTATGCAGGGCGAAACTGCCAGTTGCCCCCGCCGCGTCTGCCCCACCAATCAGCAAAACAACGCACCGTCGCTGCACCGCTGTATTGTCAACTGTCAGAGTCAATCGAATACCATCCGTTATCGCAGAAGCCGTGTACTCAGTGAGTGTTCCGCTAATGCCTACAAGAGCGGCTCTGTTTTGCACGCCAATTCTGTGTGTTGCCGTCGTTCCTACAGCGTCTTCAGCCGTTACCTGCGCAGCCCCCTGATTTGTCCCGTCCCAGAACCCAACGCCAAACTCATACCCATCAGCCCGTGTGCCAAGAGTGATGCAGGACGTGTGAAATATCACAGCCGCCTTGACCGTACCGAATCCCGCCGACGTGAAGTCAGTTGTACCGGCAGCACCCTGCGTTGTGACATTAACGCTGACGCCTGCATTCCCATCGGCTGCATCTGTTGCGGCCCCACCCGCTGCGTTCGTGATTGTTGCTACCGCCGATGACGAAGTACAACTGAAGTTGCCGTTTGCATCAATCGCACTTGCCGTCGCGGTTGCCACGGCGGTTGCTGTATCGTCTGACATGATACCAACCTCGATCCCCGTACCACCGGGGGTAGGATCAGCCCCAATTCCATCAGCATTAAACCACGCATAAAACGCAGCGTCGGCCCCGTTGCGAAACGTGAAGTACGTGTCTGTCAGGTCTCCCATCGTATCAGCAGGGCAAGTAATGTCCGTAACTTCAGCCGTCCCTGACGACGGGAGTGCAGCCTCGACCACTTTGTATTTTACGTCTGCCATTGCTGCTACAGTTCAATAATGGACTCGGCCTGCGCCAATGTAATTGTGCCGCCCTCAAGCAGGAACTGCGCGGACTCCACGTCAGACAGGTAGTCGGCACGGTCGATGCCCGCCGCCTTGCCCAGATAGTTTGCCTTAATCAAGTCCAGTTGCGCTTCTTCTGCGACACTGATTGCAAAGGTAGAGATGACATTGCCTCTTGTGGTCTTCCCGCGCGACCACAGCCTCAACGCTGCCGCGAACTGATGGACGGGGATGCCATCGGTGTCGTCATCTAATCCGGGTTGCTGAAATCTTGCGACAAGAGACATTGGCACTCCTTATACGTGATCAATCAGGTCTTGGTCTTCCTGCGACAGCTTGGCTCGCTGCGCCTTCGTCAGCTTGACCCCCTCGGCGTCGAGTCTGTCGAGCAGATTCTGTGCGTCGGTCTTCTTGGGCTTCAGGAACCGCTTGAACAAAACGGACCCAATCTTGAACCAGAGCGTGCCGCCGTGCTCCCTCATCAACTTGCTGCCGAGGCGGGACACGATGTAGGCACCGATAGGGCTTGTGAGGAATGCCAGTGCAGCAGTCATGGCTTCACCTTCTTCTTGATAAACGTCTCTACCAAGCCCATGCCCGCCGCCAGTAGCACGAGCATTAGTGAATCGGCTTCCGGTTCCGGTGCCTCGACAGGTGGGTCGTCGTCAACGGTTGGCTCATCGTCAACAGGTGCGACGGGAGCATTCGGTGGCGTCGTTGACTTCGGACTCGGCGGATCGTCTTCAGCAGGCGGCACAGGTGCAGGCGGTGACTGCGTTCCGCTCGACTTTGGATACACCAGTCCGAGAATGCCCTCGGTCAGCGTCAGCGGCAGCCTGATGGTGTCCAGCACCCACTTGAGCAATCGCCTGTCGCCGCCCCTCTGGTTGTAGCCGTAGACGATGTTCGCGTCTCCCGCCCGATGAAAGGCAGGGAAGGTGTATTCGTACTTGAAGTTCGGGTTCGCCTTCTTGATGGCGTCCGTCAGTGCCACCCACCGCTTGTTGCCCTCAACCGTCTGGATGTCAACGTATTCGATGTCGATGTCGTCGAGCAGCCCCGCCTTGATGTCCCGCTTGACTGACTGGCAGGGCGGGCATTCCTCGAAGCCGAAGAACAGCACGTGCGGCTTGCGCCGGAACTGTTGAACGAACGTGATGCCCTTGGTTGCTGTGTTGATTGACGCCCATCCGATGCACCGACTGCCGTCGGGCGACGTCGTTGATGTTAGGCCAATGACCTCGCCCTCTGCGTTGAATAACGGACCCCCGCTGTTGCCGCCTGCTGCTCCGAAGTTGACGTGTGTTGTGTAAGCCGTAGCGAACACACCCATCGGGTTGCCGATAGTGGCCGACACGGACAGTATCTCTCCGCTGGATTCGGCCCACTTGCCGTTGGGAAATCCCATCGACGTGACGTGGTCTCCTGCTTCTGGATGCGTCTTCGATACCGGAGCGTAGGGGAACGGGTCGGGACTGCTGATTTTGAGCAGCACCGCCTCGTCCACGTTGTTATTGTGCGGGGCGTGTACCATCTTGGCTTTGTATGCCCGGCCATTCAGCGTGACGGTCTCGCCGTCTTTCGCGCCGCAATGCTCTGCCGTCAGCACGTACCCATCGGGCGAGATCACCACGCAGGAGCAGCCGCCCCCAATGGTGCCTGTTGCCTCTTGCGGTGACGCCTGTGCCACGGATGCGCAGAGCATGATGGCTGATGCTATGAACCTCATCGCTTACCCCCGTGGTATTCTTTCGCAAATCCATCCTTCACCATCTGCTGGTTCAGGTTCACGTCTCCACCGTATATCACCATCAGCCATCGACCGAACTTGCCCCGCTGCTTCTTCGGTGGCCGAACTGTGAGCTTCCCTTTGTGTGCCTTCAGCAGCTTTAATAAGTGTGCCGACGACTCCAGTCCCTTCACTTTTTCTTTGCCACGAACTTCCGGCGCGTCGATACCAGACAGACGCACCCTCACCTTGAGCTGGATGTCGTATCCTAAATCGAGCAAGCAATCGACGGTGTCACCATCGACGATTCGCACGACAGTAATTTCTCGTGTCCAGTCGTCCGCTTGCACCGACTGTGGCGGTAGTGGTCCGACGAGAAACGCTGCAAGTAGCATCGCGTTCATTTCGCCCCCAAGCATTTCTGAGTCTGCCATTTATGGATGCTGTGGTGTTCCCACTCAGCCCGGAACGCATTTTTCGGACCACCCGACATGAACCGCTGCGCCCGCAGTATGCTGCGGTCCACGAACTTCTGACGCCGTGTGGCGTGGTACAGGGTCTTGCCTTTTCGGTTCACGTATTCGGTTCGTCCAGGGCGTCGGTAGCCGAGGGGTACGTGGTTCAAGAGTCGCACCACGATATCCGAGCAGTATTCCCAGTTGACGTTCGATTGACAGTTCTCGTCGATGTGGCGACAGGCTTCTGCATTACCAACTGCCGGGCAACCGAATGTCGTTACCATCACACGAGTCAAATCAGCCAGTTCCCCTGCGTACAAGCCGCCGTATAGTTGAGCCAACGCACCGCCGAGCGAATGCCCGATCACCTGAACCTTGTCGCTGCGGTGGTTGCCGAGGTATGCGTGAATGTCGAGAGACACACAATTCAGGGCGTCGTGAAATCCGCTGTGTACCAATCCCTTGCCGCCCCACGATTCCATCTTTGCGTCGATATCTGAGCCGATATCCGCAAGACTCTTGAGTATCTTCCGTAGAACTCTAAACTTGGCGATGTCCTGCCAGTAAATTTGAATCGGATCGATCTTAGTGCCTCGGAATACGACGATTGATTCTCCGGTGGTGGTGAGTTGACCGAGCAGAACCTGCGTGCTGCCTTCGTCGAGAAAGACGATTTCCTTCAGCCCACGTCCACCCGCCGCTAACATCGCAGCGTCAGGGGTGCCGTAGATGTCACCGCAGAGTGATGCTGCGAGCTTCGGTGTCACCGATGTCTCCCCATCTCAATTAGACGGTCCACCTTGCCCTCAAGCCGGATGCGGTCTGCCTTGGCTGCCACCTCGTGACGTTCCAGCGTCTTTGCAAGACGAGAAAACTCGTCTTTGTGAACCGCATTCTTGTGCGTTCTCTCACCATGCACTTTGATGGCGTTGTCTCGGTCTTCCGCAACCGCCTGCCGTATTAGCGGTATCACAACCACGTCGTGCGCTGCAATCGCCGTGGCAAACACTGCCGCCAGCACCCCATAAGTGGAAACCAGTTGCTTGCGAGACATTCCTGGACTTTCCGTGTGGGCATAAAAAAACGGCGGTATCCCACCGTGAAGGTGAAATGACCGCCGAGTTGGTTATCGACTTCTGGTCGTCTGTCGCCTCGCCGTATCAATAGACGGCTGTATGTGCGGTTATCCTATCCTGTTTTACTGTTCAGAGTCCAGTCTGCTTTGTTTCTCCTGTTTCTCAATCACAAAATGCAGATGCCGCACACCATTTCGCACGCTGGTCCGTTCCTTCAGCACCATGCCCTCGGGGACGTGGTGGTGGATGATTGTCTTCTCACCGTCGTGACGTGCTGTGTGGTGGTGCTTAATTTCGGGCATTCCCTGCCTCACTCCCCGAAGTCCTCGTTGCCGATAGACGGTGACTTTCGCCCGAGTCGAGCCACCCTGTGACGGGTTTCAACCTGCTTGTACGCATCGACGCGATGGTCGTTCTCGTCATCCCATTCAGCCTGAATCTTCGCACATCCACGCCTGATTTGTTCTGGTGTTGGCGTGAACGGTGCTTTGTCGCTGCGGCGTGACATTAGTCAGTGTCCTGTGAGGTGACGTTCAGAATCTCAACTCCCAACAACATCCCGCCTTTATCGTAATCACAAATCAACAGTCCCTCTACCCATTCTGTAGTGCTGTCTACTTCCCCCTCTCTCACCTTCACGTACACCGGCTCGGTAATCACTTCTTTGAGATGTTCGTCGAGCATGTCGTTTCCTCACAACTCAGTTATCGTTACCTTCACGTGCGGCTGCTCGTCGCCCGACGCTCTCCATTTCTGAATCCGGCCGTCGCAAATCTGACAATCGTCGCGCCACATAATTCCTTTCAGAGAATCGAGGACGGCCTTGTCGAGATTATCACGATCCGGCTTCTCGATGTGACGGTATCGCGGCATCGGCTTCTTCTTCCAAATCTTTGTTCCGTGACGAGGGAACACCGCCAGCACATCAACCCGCAATGGTCCGAGCATCGGCGGTCCCGTGTACGCTGCGCTTGCCATCATCCGCACTGTCGCCTTGAACGCCACTATCGGATGCGGACGACTCTCGCCCGTCCGTTGATTCTTGATGGTTGTCTGCGAGTAGACGCTTGCGTGACCACCACGTGATGTTGCTCTCGCCCGTGGCTGTGCAACCGGCACCGCCGGCACTATGAATTCAATCACCCGTGACATCACTCACTCTCGCTTTCCATACATGCCAAGCATGCGGCGCGACACAGTAATCACCCTCATTGGCCTGCTGCGAAGCATCCCACTCAGCCAAGTTCTTGGACTTCTCGCCGTTCTTCTTCAGCAGCCAGCCATTCGCTTTCCACTGATATCCATTACGCGAATTCCCTTCGTACATGATTCTTGACACCACGCACCGCTTTCCGGTGTGTGAGTATCCGTAGGACGTGACGGTGTCGCCCACCTTGAACGGACAGGTCTCGTCTGCGAACGCCTGTAGCCGTCCACTGCGTTTCTTGGACAGTGACTCAATCTGTTCGTCCAGATGTGCAATATCATCAATCAGTCCCTGCGCAATGTCTTCGGTCATATCGCTCCCCCAAAAATACGTTGCGTTGCGGCGGCGACTTCCGCCGTAGTAACAAACTCCGGTGCCCTCTCATCCCGCGACAGATTCCACGCGAGCCGATCGTAGTGTTCTGGATCGTGCATCTTCTTTCGACAAAGCTGGTCGGCGTCTGCGGTGTCGTGAAACTCACTCGTATGGCAATCGTCACAGATAACGAAAAAATTCGGCGTCTGATCCCAGCGTTCAGGTGAACCAAGGCGCTCCATGATGTGATGGACGCAGAGACGAAACATCGTTCCGCACACCCAGCAGAACTGCTTCTGCCCGTCCATCCACGCATCGCGGCGTGCTTTACCGGCGATGCGGAGTTCTTGGCGGGTGGGTTTCACTTCACTCTCCAGGTTCCATCGGTGTTTCGGACAAACCGCGAGCGGCTGAATAGAATCCAGCCAACACGATTCACCAGCGAATCATCGTTTCCCAGCATCAGAACAATCGAGTGCAATGTCGCTGGGCCTTGATGGAGCGTTTCTGCTATTTGAGATTCAAGCGTCATGGTTCCCTCTCGTTGCTATCGTGATTTCCGGTGGCTCGGCCAGTTACAGTGCAAGCAAATCGCGCCATCTTTCAGCCGGTCAATCAGTTGGCTGCTCATCCGGTCTGCCGCATCTTCGCTGCTCGCGGCATTCATCGAACACCACGTTGGCTTCATGTCGCGATATCGCCTGTCCAGAACGCGGAACATAAAAGCAACCTGCCCCGTCGTCAGTTCGCCCCACGGCGGTATCGGGTCGCTGATACACAGCACATCGGGCGTCGTGAACTCAGACGCAACCTGCTTCTCTGTGCGTTCGCTGTCGATGCTGTCGCGGTATCGCGAGTACAAATCCATGCCGTTGATCCAGTGGACGCTGTGGCCGTTCCTCGCAGCCGTGAGCATCAATGCCGACAGCAGGTGGTCTTTGCCTGTTCCGACTGGCCCGTAGAGAACAATGCTGCTCACAGGTGCCTTCCCGCCATCGAGAGCGTCCGCGTACTCACTGATGCGAGTCACAACATCGCTCTGCTCGTCAGTTGTGCAGTCGTAGTTCGCCAGCGTGCACCCGCTGTACCGCTTGCCTATGGCGGCTCGGACTGCGTTCACGAGCGATTCGCATTTGACTTGTTTTTCGGACGCTGCCTTCTCGGAACGGCGAGTGTTCACGGCCTCATCCGAAATCGGTTTTGGTGGAATTGCCCGCATTACCTGCCGCACCGGAATCTTCTGAGTCTCAGGCTGATTGACGACGCCGTGCTTTTCGCGGTTCGCATTCGTGGCGGCCGTGAGTGCTGCCGATTGTGCGTCAGAAAGTGCCATGTTTACTCCACATCCCCAAATAACTCTGGTTGCTTCACCGGTTCCGGCTTCTCAACGCGAGTCGTCGCCGGCGTGTCCCGCAGTTCTCGATGCCATCGCATTCGCGGTTTAACGGATTGATCTGACCTACCGCCTCGATTCGGGACTTCCCACCCGTGCGCCGTATGGGTGTAACCCTTCGCTTCTGACCATCCCGCAGCCCGATATATCGTTCCCGTGTGATTGCAGGTGTCTTGGTATGAAATCAGGGTGTTCACGTCCTCTTCGGATACGGCAACCCCTCATACCTGATTAGGCCGCGAATATATTGCCGTTCCCTCTTGGTTGGTGCGTCCAGCTTCAAGTACCTGTGCTTTCCCGGTTCTTTCTTCTTGGGACATTTTCGGAAGTCGATACCGGCAATCCGGTAACTTTCTTGCCGTGCTGATCTTTCGGTTCTCCATGCCCCGCCAATGAAGTACGAAGTGTGAGAATTTGTTATTCCGGTGTAAATCCAATTTGACGCTTGGTACACAGTGCCGATTTCCATTGCTCTCGGATCAGAAAATGCTAAAAACACCCTATATCGTGTTTCACTGACCATGATTTTCGTCGCGAGGGAAATGAGCTTGCTGGCGGAATGCTCGTGCGCCCACCAGACACATGCGCCGCGAGAGAGAACTTTAACAAGGTTGACGTGATCTTTCCCAATCGCCCCCATCGCGACGTGGGGTGTGGGTGGGGGCGAAAAGCAACAGACTCCGGCGAGAAAACCCCCAAAATAGATACCAAAGCAGTCTGTAGTCTTCATTGCCATCGAGCCTAGCCATTCGTATTTCAGAATAATGGCGTTTGCCGCCCTCCACGAAACCCTTCTCACGACACTTGTGCCGATATCTGCCCGGTCGTGACTGCTGGGGATATCATTAAATAGCCCGCTGGGCCGGTACTCCATCGCGGCCTTGTCTCTGATTGATTTTTGATGGCAAAGCGCCGAGGTCGGAGTTGAACCGCCTCCTTCCGCATGGAATAGCGGACGTGCAACCCTTACACCTCCGGCGCGTTTCGTTGTTCCTTCAGAAAGTGCCATCTGTGTCTTTCGAGTCGGTGGTGTAGTTGGCTGAGTCCTTGCCGGATTTCTGGGGTTTTGAATTGCCGAGACGCCCGGTGCTGCGGCGAGCATCGAGGTCGTCCCACTTACTTCGGAGCTTCTCGGGACTGCGAATGTTGGCTTTCCAGAAATCATCCTTGTTCGACAGATCAAACAACTCTCGGATTTCGGTCAATGTCCGCTTGTCTTGTTCACGCATCAACCGGATTGTGTTTGCCCATTTGTCGAAATTCGGGTTTTTGGCTTGAGGCTGAATCTTCACCACCAGCACGAACATCCACTCGGCAAGTTTCCGATCCTCGGCAGAAAACGACAATCCACCGGAGGGGGGTTTAGGGGGTCTCCCCCTGTCTGTATTTGACTGTTGACTCTGACTCTCCTGCGCGACATCACCGTTACTTTTTGCGTGACGGTTCCGAGACTGACTTGTGCGACATCGCTTCTGCCTACTGGCATTAGACTTACGCCCGTCAAACTCAGACTTCATCCGCCTGTTAGTGACTGTGACAACGCCGTTACGTTCTGTGACATCAGCAGCTTCGGTGGCCTGGAGGTCGGTCAACGCGGCTTTCATCTCAACGGCCGAGCAACGGGCAATACGAGCGAGCTGTTCGGTCGTACCACGCAGTTCTCCCGAGCGGTCGAGTTCGTGCATAGCGCAAATCAGATCAATCCAGACGCCGCGAGTAGCGGGCGTACAGAGCGATAACTTGGCGTCAGTTCGCCAGTCAGCAGCAAAAAATTGGAACCACGGCAGTTTCCGTGCCATCTTGTCGTTCCGTCAGTGTGATTATTCAGCGCATAAAAAAGGCGATGCAGTGACTCCCTCCGGCTAGTCCAACAATGGCAAACCACCGTCAGCGGAAAAAGTCACTGCATCGCTTTTTGAATGATTTGCACTTTGCAGGACTAGCACCGGCATCATCGCAGAATCTCCAAACTTAGCAAGGGGGTTTCTCAAAACATCGCCTTCTGCCCGACAGCCGGGTCTTTCATCCGCCGTTTCGCCGGTTTCGGCTCATTCCAACACGTCATCGCGTCGATCTGCTCCCTGCCCTCTGCGCTGCCCATCAGCCCACGTAGCTCGCAAACAACCTCTGGGTCGGGTGGTTCGTCTTCTGCATCGCGTGAGGGAGCCGACAATGCCCGCTCAATCGACGCACGCACTGCCCAGCAGATGAGTCGCCTGTCGCATATCCACGCCACCAGGCCGCATTCCAGCGTTGTCAGGTTGATATTGTGGCCTTTCAACTCCCGAAACGCGCGAACCAGCCCCATTTTGGTACTCGACAGCTTCTTTTCGTTGATTCTGCCGGGTAGATGCTTCCGCAACGCCGCGAGACTGCGGTTGATTTTCAGCAGACTGAGGGAGTGCGCGAGCTTCGCAGCGTCTTCGGGGGTGATTGAGATTTCGTGTGTCATTATTCAACGGTGTCCGGTTGGGATGGAATTGGTCCGAACACCGCGCTCGAGTAGAACGGTGCGCCGGTGTCGATATCGTCCTGCGTGAGATCCATCACCGTGTCGTGTCCCGCCAGTCTGCCCTCGCCGATGCAAACCCAGGCTCCGGGGCATGATGGACGTTTTCGCCACGCCATTTCGTCGTTGTTCATGCCCCGGACTCCTGTAGTTGATCAAGTTTCTGCTAGACCTGTTGTCTCACGTCGTCGGGGATGGCTGCCGCTAGAACGGAACCTCATCGTCCGGTGGCAGTATTGGTGCGTCCTCTCGCGGTGGTTCCACGTCCGTTTCGATTGGCGATTCAGCCGAATTGGTGATCGGTTCCTTGAGCGCCTTTCCGAAGAGCGCGTCCATCTTTTTTGACAGTTTAGGGTCATGCACCAGCGGGGTGCTTTCGCGAGGGGGGAGCATCAAGTCCCAGTTTTCTGGATACTCGCTTGAAAGGTCGTGACTGCAAGTGCATCGAACGGTCGATCCGGCAAGGTTAAAGTCGCGGAACGATGGTTTTTCAAACCCTGCATATCGCAGCTTCTTGAGAAGAAACTCCATCGCCTTATCGCTGTCGTGGTTGATGACAAGATGAATCTTGCGTTCGTAGTGGTTTGCGAGGTTCTGGAGTTCCTCAAATTTTGTTCCAGCATCCACCAGCAGGTTGTTGATTGTCACCCGCAGAACGATCATGGGCTTCTTTTTTTCCCGAGTTTCCGTGAATGCCTGATCCACCACCTTGGCGACGTAGTTTCCCTCTTTATATTCTGGCTGTCTCATGTTCATTCACCGCCTTTCGTGGTTCGTGCTTCAGTGACTGCTGCTTTGAAATTGTCCCACGCTTCTGCCCCAGACGACCCCATCTCAATTTCCTCGGGGAGTCCCAGGCGATTCCCTGCGTCATAGGCAGCATGACGCTCGGTATATAGCACTCGATTCTGTCCACCTTTACCTTTGCTCTTCGCGCCGGTTTCGACAACTTCCGTATAGAAATTACCGAACATAATCACGTCAAACCATTTGTGAGACAGACCCCACAGCTTGTCGTGCATGTCTGGCTGATAGCGGTCGTAATCTTCAGTGTCGGGTGACTTGAAGGTCTTGACCTTCGTGTGCACCAAACAAATGATTCCCATCTTGCGTTCAGATCGCAGACGATCTAATGCCACGAGCAATTCTCGCCAGTCGGTCGTCGCGACTTCATAGCCTCGCATGTAGCCGGTAAATCCTTTCTGTCCCCAGTCGCCGTTGTATTCACGCTGGCAGACGTGGTCACACACCAGCGCGGCAGCCCCGTTCAGGGTGTCAATTGCGAGGGTCTTGTAGTTGTGGTCCTGGGTGGTTAATTCCTCAATTGACTGCATCATATCGGCGTGTGTTTCCCACGTTGGGAAGTGGGGCACCGCTGGCAACTGATTCGAGTCAATGAGTGACTCTAATCCTGTCTCACCTTTCGTCATGCCAAAGATCACGCCCGGCGCATGAGCGGCGAACGACGTTTTGCCAAACTTTTCAACAGCGTGCATGCACACGCGGCTCGGCAAACCAGAACCTTTGCTACTGACACGATCAAGAAATCTCGGACTCTCTTGGTTGGCCGACCTCGATGGCCGGGGACCCGTTGCTGCTGTCGCCATTGCTGGCTTCCTCCGTAAATTGGCCCCACCAAGCCTCTAACGCAAGATGCATGATGGTGCCTAAGAACAGGGCTTCTCGCCCCTCGTCATCTCGGCGACGTTTGCCGAGAATGTAGCGGTATTGGTGTTTACGCCTACACGTTTGAAACGTCTTCATTCGCGAACAGGTCAATACGGTGCGCCCGCCGTCTGGAAACTCACCGTCCAGTTCGGAGTGAACCGTTTCGATTGATTCCCACTTGTCAGAATCGATCGTGTCGTGACCCGAACAAACTCCCAGGTATTCGCATGGAGAACCCCATGTCATGCACGCTTCTGAGTTCCGGTAGTGCGTATCTTCTCGCGATGCTTCGCCGATGGTTTTCGCGATGTTCCACAGTTCGCTTGCATACTCGACAACCTCGTGATCCATGCGATAGATTGGTTTCCTCTGAAAGTATTTTGCTGGATTATCGAGGACTTCCCGACGCAAGCGATTGAAGTAAAGCTCATTGTTCTCGCGATCATTTCCAACAGAAAACGACCGCATGGTCAATTCAGACACTTTAATTCCGAAATACTCGCCAGTCGCCAGGATTGCTTGCCGGTCGCGATTCGCAATTTTTTTGGGACGAATCCCCGGTTTGCGAATCACGTCGTACAATGTGCCGTCGAGTTTGTCGCCGCCCTGCCATTTTTGGAGCATGTACTGCGAGACCTGTGCGTCAATATCCAGCCGACGCCAATAGGTCGAGTTCGGATCTTCGATGTCGTCGCTGGTTGTTTTGTGTTCGAGCAGCAGTCGTTTGCCGTACCCATCGATAATTCCATCATGCTTTCCCGCTTGCGTGTAGGTGCGGGACGAGCGGCCCGTTGCTGGATTTACGATTGGCAAGTGAACGGTGTCTTCCAAGGAAATCGTCGCCCATTCCGCGTACTTCCACTTCCGGTCGTAGCCGTGCATTAGAGACTTGACCTTCGTTGCGGCGAGCAACTGCATCTCGTCGGTGACGTCGTGCATGGCGTCGTTAATTGCGTTGATTGCGTTTTCGAGTGTCATGGTCTGTGTCACCTTGCAGTTGACTAAAATGGAAAAGCAGAGTCTCATCATCGGCGTCGAACCGGGCGTCTCTTCTTTCAAAGAAACCCCCAAACAGCATTGGCTCAACCAGCATCAACAGCCGCGTGTAGTAACCGGTTAGGTGGTCGTTGTATTTGAATTCGCCTACACGATTCTCAACTGTTTTGTGCCACCGAATTCTCTCGGCAATTGCTCGGCCACCGTAATGGGACACACCGCTTCGCTTCGCCTCCAAGGCAAAAAACCTGAACATCGAATAGACATCGGGATTTTCCCGGTGGAACAACAGGAACCTCTCCAGTCGTTCAGGCAGGATGGTTGGCAATGTTAGTTGCTTGGGCATTGGCGTCTTCCTCGTATCTTGATGCCCGAGTGGAAAATTCGCTGAGACGCTTCAGCTAATGGCATTTGCAGAGTCCACCGTTGTACGAGTAAGGTCCGTCAATCGCCGCGTCCGTTCGCCGCGTCCAGTTCGTTTGCCTTGCCAACCGCCGCGTCCAGCAGATCGCGGAGAGCGTTGATTTGCTTAATACCCTTCACGTCGTCCGAGATATAGAAACTCGAAATGTCGAACGTCGCCTGTGGGTTTGTGTCAACCACCGTAATTCTGCATGCGGGGATGTCGCGGTGCTTCAGGATGTGCTTCGGTGCCTCGTAGGTGGTTTCGATAATCGGCTGCTCAATCGTATCTGTGGTCATTCGGTTTCTCTCCTCTGTTCACGTTTGTGTTCGTAGTAAGACTCCAGTGCCGCCTCGTCGCGCCCAGCGATATCCTCGGCGATTTCCTCGCACACGCTCTCGTCGTTCGCCCGAACCCAGGCCAGTGCGGTTGCGTCCGCGTCAGCACGCCAATCCGGTCGGTCGTCAAGGTTGATGCTGTACCCGTCACCAACCATTCTGCGGACAACAACGCCAGTAATGTCGATGTGTCCGGGCGATCCTGGATAATCATTCGTCGCCTTCTCTTCCTCAAACAAATCGCACTCAACCTCAACATCGAGCGAAACGGACAGCATTCCGCCCAACTCGCATATCGTGGTTTCGTAAAAATGCAACTTACAGTCCCCTCGCCTCTCGATGTCGCCTCAGCAGTTCCGCCGACACTTCCCTGTCGCCGCCCCACGAGGCGACGTACTGTTCCCAGATGCGTTCTGCCCTCGTTATGTTGTCAACCGGTTTTGAATTGGGCGAATTTTGAAATATTGACTCACGCAGCCTGCGGCATTTCTGCGGTGTGTAATCGGCATGTTGCACGGCGGAACTCCATTTCACGATTCATCAAAAAACGCCGACAGTCGGTTGACTGGCTCATGCTCCAGTGGTTGCAGGTTGTGTTGGAAGTGATATGCGTCTTCCCCGTCGTCGTACCGCTCAGGGATAATGCCAGCCGCGCTGAATCCCTGTGCGCGAAAGAACAGTTGCGCGTCGAGGTTCGTCTCTCGCACGTCCAACACAATTTGGTTTCGCCGCTGTTGCGACAGCTTGCCGATGAGGCAGGCAACCAACTGTTGTCCCACTCCCATCCGCCGCATTGATGGTGAGACGGCGAAATTCAAAATCCAGAGCTTCGACTTGTGCAGTTCGTAAATTATGAAGCCCGCGATTTCGTGGTCATGCTCGGCCACCATGCCGACCACTTCCCGTTGTTTCAGGCACCGCATAAATTCCCCTTCAGTCCACGGCGCACCGAACGATGATTCTTCGATTTGAACAACTTCGTCCACGTCCCTGCGAATTATCCATCGGAGCATCAAATTCATGGCGACATCCAGTCGTCTTGGTCCCGCGTTCGCTTCGCAACATCGGCGGGCGTCTGCATCGAGCCGGGTCTGTAGTTGCGCCTGATTGCGTCGTCGCGAACAATCGGCAGGTTTGGCGCAACGATTCCCAGCTTCACGTGACGCGGTCCAATGTCGGTGACGGTAACTGTGATGTTGTCACCGATTGAAATTACCTGTCCGGCTCTCCGAGAAAGTACCAACATATTCATTCCCTTGGTTGATGGTTAAAAAACACGCCCCGCCGCGTTCCTGTCATCGCGGTGTGTTTCCATTCCGGGGTCGTGGTTGGCACTCGGCTATCTTGTTTCTGTCCACAATTTTGGTTGCACGCAGATAATATGATTCAGTCTCAATCGCTGGTTGTTACTCCGCATACAAATCAGACAGCGGCTTGCCGCCCTTACTCTCAAACGGCCAGTTCGGCAACGCAACGAAATGCCGATGGTCGCCCTCCAACTGCTCGAACGAGTAAGGCACAGGAGGTTCCTTGCCGTACATATCGACGAACATCGCGTGATGCAGATGCGAGAGGAACATCTTCACGGCGTAGCGTCGGGCGCGAGCGTTGATTTGTGCTGGCGGCAAATGGCCCTCGCTGTAGTGCTTAAAAGCGTCGGTGGTCTTGTCCCAATTCTTCTCGGTGAGGATGCGTGCGGCCGTCTCGGAGTTGCCGCCGCTCTCGTTGCGATCAATCTCGTAGTCCTTGCGGGTGCGGAATATCTTGCCGTAGTAATCGTTTTTTTTGTTCTGGACTTTGATGAACGATTCCCCGAGTTTCCAACAGAGAACTTTGAGCTTGGCGTTCCAGGGTCGCTTGGATTTCTTCTCCCATTTCACAGTCGGGTCGAGACCGGCAAATCGCCACCAGCGGCTTACAGTCTTGCAATCGCGTATGTCGAGTTGTGCCAACATGCCAGCGGAGATGACGGGGCCAATGCCGCAGATCGACTGCATCCATTGCCCGGTAGCGTAGGACGACGAGAACTCTTTCAACGCCCGCTTGATGTCGTTTTCCAGAACTTGCATCTGTGCGAAAAACCAAGAAAGCACGCGGTTTGGCTCGTCTTCGGCAGATCGAACTTGAGCCGCGGATGCAATGCGGAAGTCTTGCAATTGGTAGTAGCAGTCAGTGAGGTAGCGGGCTTGCACACGTCCGAGATCGGTTGCCGCATCCTTCAGGTCTTTGTCGAGTCGTGCGAGTTGTTCCCACGTTGATGGGTCGGTAAGGCCGCGAATCACTTCGTCTGCTTTTGCTTGTTCTGCCGTGATTGACATTTCGGTTTCCTTTGCACGCGGTGTTTCTGTTTCAGTCGCCTACGTTGGTTTCACTCAAGTATTGTGGTTCTGTCGGCCGGCTTGGTTAGCACTCGCGGCTTGTGTTTCTGTCCAGCACCGTGGTTGCACGCGATTAGGTTGTTTCAGTCCAAACTGATGGTTGCACGCTTGGACAATGTTTCAGGCCGAGTGTCTGGTTGCGCTCTTGACTCCTGTTTCAGTCCGATGGAATGGCTGGCACGCGGTGGGCTTGTTTCAGTCCCCAAGCTCGGTTGGCACTCCAATAAAAAACCCTCGCCCGATTCACATCAGACGAGGGAAGGTTAGACGATAGGTCGTATGATTGCAAGCCACATTGTGCAGAAATATTACTGATTCTAAGAATGGTTCCTGAGCAGCGATGACTGAGACACGCCAAACACTTCAGCCAGTGCGTCAATCACGCTCGTGCCGACACAAAACTCAGCGCGTTCGATCTCGGAAATTCGCGGTTGCGGGCGGGCCATCTTGTGCGCCAGCTTCGTTTGTGACCAGCCGCGAGAGAGGCGAAGTCGCTTGACGTTGCGAGCCAAGATGCCGGCTGCCGTTTCTGTGGTCGCTGTTTTCATTTCCACATTATACGATTTTCTCCATATCACGCAACGTCAACGAAAAAAGCCAACCGATTGTGAGTCGATGGGCTTTGGCTGCGATGGAGTCAGCCGAGTTTACGCCGCAGTGTTGTCTGTCTGGGGCGAGTGATGCGGTGACTGGCGGCACGAATTGAGATGCGTTTCCCGCGCACCCTTGCCCCCTTCACCCGCTGCACCTCCTCAAATTCCAGCGTCAAGCCGTCGTGACTCTCGCGGATTAGGTCAAAATACCCGCGATAATACCCGCGCGACAGTCGGTAGATTCCAGCCTTCATAGGTCACCCCCGATCCAAAGGTACGCGATTCCCAATACCAAGCCGCCCAGCAATGCGGCAATGACTGTATCCACAACGAGAGGGTCTACTTCGATCATTGGTCAGTCCTCCTGAAAACTCCCCAGCCGCCACACGCTATCGGAGGCTGACCAAAGCGACGACTTGCGTGCGCGACTGGGGATGGATGGTTGTGGTGGTCAGCCTGTTGTTTATTCGGTTGCTTTGTTTGCGTCGTCGTATGCTGCGGCCCACTCAGCCAAGTCGGCGTTTCCGTTCCACGCCCCACAGACGAAATCCCAAGCCATGCGTTCAGCGTCGGTGGTGACGGCAGCGTAGCCGGAATCCAATAGCCACGTTGCGAACAGCGTCACAAACTCGTCGCGGTCTGCTGTGTCCGTGGTTTTTTCGTGCCTCTCTGCCTCGTCCCACGCCTGGCAGTCGTCGCAATCACAGACGCCGAGCGTGGGGTGTTCGCCGTGCGGTCGTTGGGTCATGGTCTTATCCTCGTTTGGTTTACGCGGGTAGTCTGGCGGCACGGTCTATGCGTGTACGTCGTCTGGGTCGGGACCGTCGTCGAGTAGGCTTTTGTGGGTCTCGCTGAGTCCAGTAACCCACGCTTCAAGTCGGGCGAGTTCCACGGTCGCGGCAATCCAGCCGTCTTTGGTGACGGTGACTGAATCGGACGGTCCCGGCGCGTGAGTGTTGGCAATCAGCAGCCCGGACGCCTGCGCGATACCTGCGGCGATGCGGTCAAGGTCGGTTTGGTTGTCGTTCATTGCAGCTAGAATCAATTCGCGGTAATTTGTCATGGTCGTAGCCTCTCAAGTTAGGAAATAGAATCGCCAAGCATACGCCGCCCAAGTGACGGCGCAGCCTTGGGGGTTCCCTACAGGGCCACATCGCCGTCTCTAAAGACCAGTTCTGAGGCCAGGCCATCACTCAACCTGCCGGTGCGGTGCGCATTGTCCAGCCAGTCAACGAACATGGTGCGAATGGTGGCGTTGTAGTCGTTCTGCGACTTGGCGTCGTCTCGGTCGCACTCGATCGCATAGTTGTCGGACCAAAATGCATTGCGAACGTCGTCTTTATCTTCCAACTCAAATTCCTCATGGTCTTCCTCTTCCTCGTCAAACCGGGGGGAAAGTTCGTTACAGTCCAGCATATCCCGGCAGTCGTCGTGACTCATGTACTTGAGGGCGCAAAGCAGCAAGTGGTCGGCACTCACCATACCGGACTCGGTTAGTTCGATTGCAAAGCTGCGCGGGTCGCTGTCGAATGTTGTCGTGGTCATTTGGTCAACCTCAGTTTAGGGTAGTGAATACACCGTCTGGCGGCGCGTTTAGTTGGTCTCAAACTTCAAGTGACGCGATCCCCGCGTTGACCTGATCGCGGATATTCGCGGGAAGTTTTTCAAGTTCGGCGGCCCTGTATCGGCCAGCGTATCCGTTCTGGATCAGCCAATTAACGGCCTCATCGTCGTCGATAATCGCGTAGGATTCCCCACCGCCTTGGTACTGGCTGTCACCGTGCAACACCCACTTTTCCGATTTAGTGAAGTACAACCACTGGTGATCCCACTGTGATCCGGTCGCCAAGCTGATGTGGTTGTTGCCGTCCCACCGGGTGTCCTCGTCAAATTTAATCGCCGTAGCATCGTCAAACCAACTACCTGATCCGTCTGTGATTACTTGTCGCGTCATGATCTCAAATCCCCAAAAGGTTTACGGGCTGCAAAATAGACAATGTGACGCACGCGCTACCGTGCGCCACGGTGTGCATTCTGGCTAGATGAATTGACTCAAGCACTGTCCGTTGCGGAAACCGGGTTCCTCGGGTTCTTCGCAGTCGATCGCGTCAACCCATTTCCCGTCAACGGTTGGGCAGTCGTTGGGGCTATCGGCCACGAGAAATCGTAGCTTTCCGGTTAGTGGGCTTTCCATACTGTCGATAATCCAGCCTGCGACGGTGTTGCCATTGTGGTCGTATTCGACGGGCGTTGCGTTCATTGGTTCGCCTTTCGGTATTCGTTGATGGGTTCCAGGTCGTCAAGGTTGGCGTCATCGGGGCAATAGAGGGCGTTCATGGCAAAAACGCATTGGACGGCATAGCGTCCGGCGATTAGCTCGCGGATCAACTCCACTTGCATTCGGCATTTCTGGCCGCGCGACGTGCCGACAAAATGCCACTGCCGGCGCACTGCTGGCACAAAACCGTCCGAGTGTGCAGCGAATTCACGCCAGATAAGCGGGTCCCGGCGAGGTTTAGACTTCGGTAGTCCGGCGAATGGTCCGCAGCGTAAGCCTGTGAAGTGTGAAAATGCTGGCATTGGTCGGCCTCATTAGGGGTTTATGCGGGCAGTGGGGGCATTTCAGACGAGCAATTCGGTGCGATCACAACGTATTTCACTGGCGGCATCCTCAACGCGGTCGAGCAGATCAGGTCGCTTGCCGACGATGATCCGCGCGGCATTGTCGAGAGACTCGCGGGACTCGTAGGAAATGGAGTCAAGCAGCCGGAAGACGTCGCAGCCGCGCAGCTGCTCCCACGAATCCGCGACGATGGGCAACATTCGGTCGATGCAATCTTGGGTGATCATGGTCTCTCTGCTCCAGCAAGAGGGGGGAAACGGGAAACAGACTGGTTGCATTTCAAATTGATGATTCGTAAACGGTCCAGTCGATAGCCGGAAACGTCAATCGCTTGCGCCGTCGGCCGGTGATGCGTCGAATGGTCGTAATCGCTTCGCGGGTGTAGTGTCGATGAACCGCGCGCCAATAGGCTGTTGCCGCGTGTCGGTAGTTCCAATTGGAATTGAATAACATCATCGCAAAGTCAAGGTCATCGCGCCGGTGGCCTGTCAGTGTCTGGCGCGTTTCTCGTGTCGGTCGGTTCATCGGTCGTGCCTCAAAGGTTAGGGGGAACGGGTTAGACTGGCGGCATTTCAGGCGCGGTCACTGCTCGCATAGCTGCCCGGCAATCCGCGAGCCTCAATGTCGAAAGTGATGAGGTCGCCGTCGTCGTCTTCAACAGTGACGGTGAGGATGACTCCACGTTCTCCGTGGTGTCCCTCAACTTCCACAACTGTGAGTGTTTGATCTGGTTCGATGTGCTTCATGGTTCTTGCCTCTCTCAATAGGGGTTTCAAACGGTACACGCTGGGCCGCACGGTCGCTAATCGTGCGGGGGATTGGTTCGGCTATCGGTGCGTTTAGTTGGTGGCGGCGTCGAGGGTCTCGGCAACCTTATTGACGGTGTACCATTCCAAGTCGATGACGGCTTGTGCCAAATCGCCTTTCTCCCAGTTGTTAACGATAGCCTGTGCGAGTTCCATCATTTCGGACAAGTCCCGTAAGAGTTCGGGTGCGGCTTTAATCAATCGGGCGTTTGCGGCGATTTCATCCAGCGACAACCCGTTCTCGGGTGTTTCCATAATCAGCGGCGACGGCCCGAACTCACTTTTCTGAACGACGGTCCTGTTGGTCGCGTGGTCGAATGTGGCAACCCACGGTCCCGGCGTGTGCGTTGCTTTGGTTTTGGTCTTCATGATCTCCACTCCTTAAAAGGTTACAGGCTGCAAAATAGACAATGTGAAGCACGCGCTACCGTGCGCCACGGTGTGCATTCTGGCGGCATCAAGCGGGTGCGGACTGTGCAGCGGTCACTTTGGCGGCAATGTCCCGCCCTTCAGCGGTGATTTCCACCCAGTTCACGCGGATTGTGATCCAGTCGAACGACTGCAGGAAATCTCTGACGGCGTGCCACTTCTGCAAATCCATTCCCAGCGCGATGTACAGGTGAGATTCTGGGCAACCACCGCTAGGCTCCTCGTCCAGCGTCGTCAGGATTGCTGCGGTGTAGATCGTCAGGTCTTTACGGGTCATTGGTCGGCCTCGTTAGTGGTTTACGCGGGTAGTGGGGCGGCATTATTCCTCGATGGTCGCCTCGTCCAGCATGCGCCCCCACTCGCCGTTAGGGATGTCTGACGTCTTTGTGTCCCCCCATTCGCTACCCAACACGATTGACTTAAAGCGTTGCGCCTCGGCTTCCATCATGCCTCCGCCCCCATCGCACAGGTCAATTATTTCATGTAGATCAAGATTTCCGATCATCGGTTTCATCCTCTCAATAATGGTTTACGCGAGTATTCTGGCGGCACGGTCTAATCAATCGCCTGCGTTTAGTTCTTTGGCGAGAGCAATTGCAGCCAGTCGCGTGACGGCCTCATTTCGCACCGCGCCGGTCTCGCTGTTGACAACGCACCACGTTGCACCGTCCGCCGCTGGGTGTACCTCGTATTTCCCGCCGCAATCAACAATTTGGATGGTTTCGGTAGTCACTAGATCGCTCCCAATAGCTCGGACCAGTTGTCGGTTTCGATCAGCATAGAGCCAATCGGTTGCATCAATTCCTCGTTGTTGTGGTACGCTGTGAATCGCTTGTGTCCTTGGCATTCTCGGAGCGATTCGTCGAGGTAGTCAACAAAGATTCGCACGGCTGCCGATTTGGCGTTGATGAGAAAATGTGGCTCGTAGTTGAACGACGGGCAAACGTCGTTGTGCCAACTCACGTCTTCCCAGTCGGTCGGGATTGCGGGCATGTCTCGGTAGTCGCAGAACTCCTTGAACCACAACGGCAGGTCGATTCCTTCGCTTGTGGCGAATCCAAAGAGGTACAACTCAGCATCCTGCAGGTTATCGAAATACGGCTCTTGATTGCCGATCAGGACCGACCAGCGACCTTCGTCGAGGGCGATGAACAGCGTGCCGCAGTAGATGCGACCGGCAATGCCGATCCACGATTCGTCTCGCAGCATTGCGCCGAGGTCATCGGTGTGGGAGCCGGTTCGCTGGAATTGCTCAAACGTCATCGGTCAGGTCTCCAGTTAAGGTGAGGGTAAAGGGAAAGTAAGCAGAACTCGCCTCCCCACGTTGGGGAGGTTGGTTGTGGCTACTTATTCACTTGTGCCTGATACCGGTCTAACATTTCTCGTTTCATTTCTCGTTTAATGAAACCGATAGCGTTTTGCAGTTCTCCATGATGTGATGTTCTCCACGTCGAAATTGCCAAAAACTGGTGAGAGTTTCCCAGTTCGGAAGCGGCTTCCTCAAGCATTTGTGGCAGGTATCCGCCGACATCGCCACACGGTTCACCGAACTTGAAGTAGGAACCGCCCATGTAGGCATTTCCTTCGATGATCTCGCCACCGACAACGCAGCGAGCGGTGACGGTCACCTCGAACGGATCAAATCCATCGTCAGTTGGATCGGGTCCATCGCCGTCCCAAACATGCAATTCGTCAATCTCTCGACTCACAGAAAACACAAAGTTCGGGGCGATTTCTTTAAGCTTGTCGATCATCGCAAGGCTCCAGTTAGAGATTGAAGGAAACAGTCAGACCAATTGGCCGCACGTCTTGCACCCGTGCGGGGAGTTGGTTCGGCTATCGTCAGCACTTAATCTTGCCGGTCGGCGTCAACGCAATCGGCAGGAAGCTGTCGGTGGTCTTGTCCAACAGAATGGCCGCCGCGACCTGCCCGGTTGGCTTCGCGTCTTCGCCCGAGACAAACTTCCGGTCAATCTTGAACGGACATCGGATCCGCCCGGCGAACAGGTCTCGCTCGTACTTCAAAATCGACGGGTGAATCCAACTTGGCGCGCCTTCGCATCCTCTTACCCACATGGTCTCGTCTCCAGCTAAAGAAAGGTGGTCGGGGTCAGCCAAATCTGCGCTCGCCTTGCACCCGAGGTTGGGGAGGTTGGTTGTCTACATGCCTGGATCAGCGTCTGACGGTCCAATCCAATCGCCACTGGCGGCACAATGCGCCGGAAATGGTGTTCGGCCTAATTTCGGTTCAGGTACGGTGTACGGTCGATAGCTGCGGATTTTGTGGGAATGGTTGACGTTAACAGTGTGATCGGCGAATTCCTCACCTGCAGCCGCCTTGGCATTGGCGAACCGGGCCGCATCGCCATCCTCTTCCAGATATGCGATGCTTCCGTTCCGGTAGGAATAGTGCGAGATCTCCCCTGCAATTCCAAGCCGTTCAAGTTCGGCGAATTCCACTTCGAGCCAGCCGTGTCCTGGATCAGTGTGAAAAGTGTAATACTCTTGCATCGGTCTTTTCTCCATGTTACGGGTACAATGATGGTTTCTGGCGGCATTTCAGACAGTGTCTTTAGACTCGAGTTCGATCTCCGCGGCATCGGCAACCGATCGCAAAGTGTCAACGTCGCCTGTGGTTAGCGGGATTCCTTTGATGATGGTATCGGCCACGTCGCGCACAAGGGCCACGAGGGCCTTTGTGGCTGTCTTCAACCGCTCGGCCATGGTTTACCCTATGTAATTGCGGACAATAGCGGCTGTCGGGCGTCTGCCAGTGGCACAACAAATCCGGTGGAATCGTCGCTATTGCCTTTGAAGTACAAGCCGATAACCTTGCCTTGCGTGCCTTCGAGGAATCGCAGGTCGGTTTTGTCGCCATCGACAACCTGGAACCCGTGCCATTCTGCGGGAATTGTCGGATTGTAGCGCGACGTCCGTTCGAATACGGTCGCAACGTTTCCACCCAGCATTAGGATCTCAATAGCGCGACGTTCATTCGATTCCGATCGGCTGAAGGTCAAATGGTAATTTGTGGGCAATTCTCCACGGC